GCAATACTAGAATTTTACGCACAACTAGAGATTGGTTAAAAAAAATACATCATGTTGAAGAGGTGCTGATGGTAATACAATGGAGCACGTGGGAACGAGAAGAGTGGCTGATTGATGGGGTGTATTATCAAATTGGTGCCAGTGGACAGGATGATGTCCCTGACGAGCATAAACAACGCTACAAAGAGTTTGTGGTTGGAGTAGATTGGAAAGAAAAAACCCAGCAAGCGCACGATGAAATTTGGCAGTTACATACCGAACTAAACAAACTGGGTGTTAATCATATCTTCTTCAATGGTAATAATGATTTTAGTAGCATTAAAAAACCAAAAAAATGGGGCAACAGTTACATTGACCCATATAGCTCAGAAGGCACATACAATGCTCGAATCAAAGCCGCTGGAATAGAAACAGTTGCGCCCAATTCTTGGCATTTTGGCAAGGATGGCCATAGCTTTTGGAATCGTTTTATGTTACAATATATCAATACCCACAACAAAGTCTAAGGTTTTCTATGCGTTATGTGTTAATTGACACAGCTAATATGTTTTTTCGTGCAAGGCACACTGCATTTCGTGCGTCAGATCCATGGGAAAAAGTTGGGGTAGCACTGCACACAACGCTGATGAGTGCCAACAAGGTTGTTAAACGTTTTGAAGCAGACCATGTTGTTTTTGCACTGGAGGGTCGTAGCTGGCGCAAAGATCATTACAAACCCTACAAAGCGAACCGTGCGGTAGCCCGTGCCGCGCTTACAGAAACAGAAGCAGAAGAAGATAAAATGTTCTGGGAAACGTATGATAATTTGACTAAATACTTGTCAGAAAGAACCAATTGCAGTGTGATTCGATGTCCCACTGCAGAGGGCGATGACATTATTGCCCGTTGGATTGCCCTACATCCCCAAGACGAACACATTGTGATCAGTAGCGACACAGATTTTGTGCAGTTGCTGGCCGCAAACGTAAAACAATACAATGGTATCACAGACGAACTTATCACCACCGAAGGCATCTATGATGCCAAAGGTCGACCTGTAGTTGATAAGAAGACCAAGGAACCCAAACAGATTCCTGATCCTGCATGGTTGTTGTTCGAAAAATGTATGCGTGGCGATACCAGCGACAATGTGTTCTCTGCATTTCCTGGTGTGCGAACAAAAGGCACCAAGAACAAGGTGGGTCTACAAGAAGCATTTGCAGACCGTACAACCAAAGGCTACAACTGGAACAACATGATGTTGCAAAGATGGACAGACCATAACGGTGAAGAACACCGTGTGTTGGATGACTATGAACGCAATCGTCAGTTGATTGATCTTACACATCAACCACAGGCAGTAAAAGACACAGTGGATCTTGCTATCATTGAACAGATCTCGCACAAGGATATCGGGCAGGTGGGCGTAAGGTTTATGCAATTTTGCGGCAAGTATGATCTAGTACGGTGTAGTGAGAACGCTGAAGGGTTTGGCCGTTGGTTGAATGAAACATATAAAGGAGTTTTAAATGTTAGTAGCTAAAGTCGTAGCAGACAAGCAGTTTTGGATCTTACAAGAAGATGATCGAAAAGTTGGCAATATCGAAGCATGGAATGGCGGATATCAAGTTCGTATCAACAATCAAGTCAAGCAATTTAAAACAATCAAACTTGCGGCCAAAGAATCAAACATTGTATTTGCCAAAGAAGAAACAGCATCCAAACCTGATAATACCGTGGTACACGGATATCCGGTAGCAGGTCGTTGTTATAATCCTGTGTGGGACGTGGTGCATCACTTGCCAATTTATACCAAGACTGCCAAAAGCAAAAGTTGGTTTGCCGCAGGATGGTATTCTATCAAGCGTGGACGAAATTGGAAGATCATTCAGGATCCCAAACTGATTGCACTACAACGCTATCCTTACCAAGGCCCATTTAAGAACAAAGAACAAGTGACACTATGACAAATCCATTCCGAGATCAAGAAAAGTTCATGAAGGCCTGTGACCAAAAGGTCGATGCCTACTCTATTTCACAATATAAGATGTATTTGAATCTAATAGACGAAGAGCATCGAGAACTTCGAGAAGCTGTTGAAGCCAACGACTTGACGGAACAACTGGATGCGCTGATCGATATATTGGTTGTTACAATTGGTGCCATTCATTCAGCAGGGTTTGATGGCGAAGGTGCATGGAAAGAAGTTATGGCAACTAACTTTGCCAAGGTTGATCGCGAAACAGGCCGGGTGCGTAAACGAGAAGATGGCAAAGTGCTCAAGCCTGTAGGATGGACTCCGCCAGACTTAAAAGGATACTTGACAAGATGATACACATTCAAAAATTTATTGAACGCCTACAAGGCTTCGAAGCACGTGGTGCCAGAGACTTTACCATGCCCATTAAAGATGCCAAGGATCTCCATGCTGACCTCACAAGGCTGTTGATCACACTACAGGCCGCAAGAGAATCTGCTGTAAATGCCGTACAAGAAAGCGAAATTACAGTGGAAATGAAGGGCGGAGCATTTTAAAAAGTCCCTATATTTGTCATAAATAAATGTAGGAGTTTAATGAATGTCAAGACCAAAACCCAAAGTTATTCTAGAACTGACAAATAAAACCACGTACAAAACTGAACAGGTTTTATCGTCAGCTGGAGTGTGGGCTGTGTTCTACAACAACTCTCCTATCAATCTCAAAACCAGCAACATGTTGGTGCAACACCCTGGACCCAAGTACAAGAAAGTCAGTTTCTCCAATCCCGGACATGCACACAATCTTTCAAAGAAACTAAACGCACAGTTCAAGACCGACAAGTTCACTGTGGTATTGTTGACCCAGGGCGACACAGTTCAGCCCAGTGGTGCGTGATAAACTAAAATTAACTCAAGCACTGGTGGCCAACCTACCAGCGGAGTTTGCCGAGCCTGTTGAAGTTGCTGTCAAGACCTGGTGGGCAAACATTCGTAAGACCGGTGGCCTGCGCCTCACTGAACATGGATTTTATGTATTCAGTCGTGTGTTAGATCTGGCACATTATGAACTAGAAATTAAACCAACACCGGGCAACCGACGCATTGTGCTAACTCTTGACCGTAAACTGCAAAGTCCGTATTACATTAGAATAGACAAACGTATACCAGTCAGTGTTTATATGTTTGGCAGTCGAGAAGCAGTAGTAGCTCAACTGTATGGTGATTTAGAAAAGTTCCTGCGTAACTATTGACTGCAACTCTGGTCGCTGTTGGGCTTTTTCTAACACATCTTTTAAAAACAAATTTTGTTGCAACAGATCATAATTGTGTTGTACACGTACTAAATCAAGACTGCGGTGTGCCAGATCAAAGTTGGTCAGCAATCCAAGATTAAGTTCCACTGCAAGATCACATCTGCGACCAGGATCCGACTCTGTTTGGTAACTGTGATCAACAATATCATCAAATACATCAAATCCCATGCTGGCCATATAGTCTGCTATACGCCATCCACCAACCCAGATTGGAATGGTTCCGGCGTACAGCGCCATCAGTGTCTTTTCTGTTACAATGGTTTCTCGTTCATAGTAAGCAGGTTCAGTTATCAAAGAAACACAAGCAGGCTCAAACACTGTGGTCTGCAACAATTTATTATATGTGTGTGCATTTTTAAATGAACCATTACGCACTCCTTGATCCATTGCAACTTCGGGTCCAAACACATAGTTGGTAACAGGTATGGTATTAATGTCATTTGTTTTCCATGCAAGAGAATGACAGTAGTTGGTTAACCGGTGCTGTTCAATCAGTGCCAGCAACCGACGTCTATTGGGTCTGGGTTTGTTGATCATAAAATTAAATGTGGCTGTCTTACGGCACCAATCCGGTTGTATATTCTGCTGTACAAATTCTCTATTTTCTCGGGCCAAAAACATAGGTAAACACACATACGGATATTCGGTCAATCCTTCTTGTACTGTTACATGATCAAATACCAGCAGATGTTGTCGAGGATCACATGAACTGTTTTCCAATAATTTTTTCACATGATAACAGTGTTCATAGGGATTATAGTGGTGATCTCGAACCAAAATAATTTCAGGGCTAGACAGAATCTCACCCGAGTAGGTGTAAGTAGGACCGTGTATTTCAATCATGGCCTGTATTTACAAGTAAATATTGCTATGACAGATATAATAAAAACAGCACTGGGGTCAACATACTGTATGTTTTACCATCCAGCATTTCCCATTGCACAACTAACTCCAGTGCAGACACTGACAGGATCTTGTTCTGTGGTAAACCAAGCATTGGATTTGCATGGTACTGATTTATTGTCTTGGCCAGCAGGACTGCAAGACGAAATCACAAGATTACTGTGGGTCAACCAATTTTATCAAAATTTACACAAAGAACCCATACGCAAGCCGTTGTTAATACACCGGCAACAGGAACAGTACATAGTTGACTGTGGTGACACACGCTTGATGACACTGCAACTGAATCCTGAAATAACCACAGTCAGTGTTGTTACAACATGTACTGTATCCAATGCTGTTCAGTATCAGGACTGGCAACAGATTACCTCTGATTCAGACTTGATACGATTGACCCAGTTTGATATCAACCATACAACAATATTAGTTACTACCACACCACCAGGTGCTGACTATGGGCTTGAGTGGTTAGAAATTGGCGATCACAGCACTGGACATCATTTGCACAGTGTTGATCTTAGATTAGCAATGATGCAAAACTATCTTGATGCACAGGTTAGGAATTTTAAATTCAACACCGAGTGGGTTAGGTCACCTGTAGATTGGTTAACGTTTGTGTAAGCAGGTTGGTCCACTGAGCAAAGTCATTGGGCCACTGATCAGCCATTTCTGCCAGCAGTGTTTGGTTATGTGTGGCAGCACGTTGACATCTGCTTTGTAATACAGCCAGATCTTGAGACTTTATTGCTCGAACAGTTTCAAGACTTTTCCATACAAATATACGTTGCTTCTCTTGCACTTCTATTAGTCTGTCGTAGTGATTGTGATCTATCAGGTCCGACACAGTATCAAATCCCAAACTGTTTAGATAGGCTACTGTGTATCGGCCCGACGACACGGTCCACGGAGCAGGTGTTACCAGTGCTCGAAATATTTTTTCACTCAGTGATATGTTATTATCACTGCTGTAGGTTTCGGCCACAACATTGACATATGATCGATTGAAGATTTCATCGTGATCTATTTCATAATTGCGCACAGGCATTTGTGCTGTTAACAATTCATAACTTTTTTGATATTTTAATTTATCTTCATCACTGGCATGAGACCAATGTTCGTTCCAGTACTCCAATGCACTGGTTGTGGAAATAAGAGCAGGGTCTGACACTACAGAATTCCCTGGGCGATAACAGTTGAAATTTACATGGCCTTTATGTAGATGTACTCTAAGTCCAATTTCCAACATCAGCATAAATCTACGTTGGTCAATCCGATTTACTGCAAAAGAAAAATCTCGTTCTGGCTGCCATGTTTGGTTGCTGGGCACATAGTGATAGATTCCCAAGAAACTAGCAGGCAATCTGACCACACGGTACTGCGTGGGACAAGTGATATAGTTGTCGGTTATGACCGTGGTATTGGTATCAAACAAGTAAGGCAAGTCACTGTGATAGTCTGTACTACAACTTCGTATATCGTCAACCAGGCAGACGATCACTATTTGGGTACCTTTTTTCCATATCCGTGGATTGTCGGTTACACTAAACCCAGTATCGCGTAGTATTTGATATATTGTGTTATTGATGTTGTATTCGTGTACTAGACATTGGCTTTGATTCCAAATCTCGCCGCTGTGTACTCCGTTGAATGCCTGTTGCATAGTGTACTTATTAAGGCAAATATCTTGAAAAAAATTTGCATTTTGGACAACCAAAGGGTTGACATTGTATAAATAAACCTATACAATACACACATGCGCCAATAAAAAGGTGTATGTAAATTTAAAGAAACAAAAATGCAAACAAACGTATTACATTCTATATCAAATTGTTCAGCCAAACAAGCCGGCTTCGTGCCCTCTATTTGGTCGGCAATCAATAGCATGTCATATGATCGCACACCAGAGGGTACCAGGGTCCAGGAGACCATGTCGTAAATAAAAGTTTACACACAAACTCCAAGGACCCTAGGATTAAAAACCCTAGGGTTTTTTGTTTTTAGAAAAGGAAAAATGAAGAAATTAGATTTAAAACAACGAATGCGTGAAGTAAAGTACACAACAGAGCACACGCTGACACCGGAACAACGTGAAAAGTTGATTCGGGAAAAGTTGGAACGTGCTAGGTTGATGCTCGAAACTCGCATGCGAGTCAAGAATCAACTTCCAGCATAGATCCTAAAGTGTTGACAGGAAACGAGGTCCTGTGCTACACTATAAACAAGCACAAACGGGCGGCGACTAGGATGGAATCCCTCTTGTGGGACTAAAAATTAGTTCGTATTAAAGCATTCTTTAAGAACAGGCAGCCTAAGTATTTTAGAATGCTTTAATACACACATTGGAAACAGTGTGTTTGACGTATATGCACAGGTGGCGGAATGATTACGCAACGGATTGCAAATCCGTATTATGCAGGTTTGAGTCCTGTCCTGTGTTCCAATTTTACAAAATAAAGATATGAAACTATTTGCCACAGTGTTTTTTTGTACAGTCTTATCCAATGCGGCGGCCCACGCACGTGAGCCCACTGTGTTGGTCTACAACATCAATGCACAGCGCACGGAACTGAGCCAAAATAGTGATCAAATCAGATCAATGGCCAGTGTGACCAAGTTGATGACTGCCATGGTTGCATTGGATCACAACAGAGATCTTCAACAGCAGTTGGTGCTGAGAAAAAACACCGGCAGTCGATTGCCGCCTGGCAGATACACCAGAGAACAGTTGTTGTTGGCCATGCTGGTCAGCAGTGACAACGGAGCAGCCGAAACCATTGCACAGAACTATCCTGGCGGCCGATCTGCCTTTGTAGCTGAGATGAATCGGCATGCTAGAATGTGGGATCTTCGAGATACTAAATTTGTAGATCCTTCGGGGCTAGGTGTGTTCAATGTGACCACTGCACGGGATCTAGTAGAAATGGTACAGATTGCTGCCAGCTATTGGTTTATACAAGAAGCCAGTGGGCAGTCAACTGTGCTGTTGAAAAAACTTGACAAAATAGGCGGCAGCTCTGTGAATCTAGTTCACACATCCCGTCCACTGTTGGCAGAGTTTGACCGTGTAGACGTGAGCAAGACTGGATTTACCAATCTTGCTGGATGGTGTGTGGCCATGCTGGTAGAACACAACAAACAACAGTATGTGGTCGTTGTGCTGGGTGCCAGTTCCAAACTGGATCGCAGTGCAATTATAAAAAAAGTTTTTAAAAATCTTTAACAAATTTTAGGAAGATGATGCAGCGGGGCTGGTCCTGCGACTGGCCTTGAAAACCAGGTTCCCTTAACAGGGATGGGGTTCGACTCCTCCGTCTTCCGCCAACATGGTGCGGTCCTATAATGGTATTAGAGCAGATTGCTAATCTGTCGCTCGGCGTAATCTGGGTTCTCGGTTCGAGTCCGAGTCGCACCGCCAGTTAAGGGTCCTTGGTGAAATGGATATCATGCTTGGCTTCGAACCAAGCGGTGTGGGTTCGATTCCTGCAGGACCCGCCAATCATAGCCCGTTAGCTCAAAGGTAGAGCACTCGACTGATAATCGAGCGACCGAGGATCGTTACCTTGACAGGCTACCAATTTAATGTATCTCTGGTGTAATGGCAGCACCGCGGTCTCCAAAACCGTCAGTCAAGGTTCGAGTCCTTGGAGGTACGCCAATAATAACCCTACAGTGCGTAGGGTATACTAAAGTACTAAGTTGACAATTAAACGCCATTTTGCTACAATAGAAACAAGTTAAGAAATTAGCTGGATCTGCAAATAACCCTACACAGTGTAGGGACTTTGCAAAACAAATTGACTAGATATAGCCATTGTGTTATACTAGAGACTAGTTAGGAAATTAACTAGACGTTCTTTAAAAAGTTGTTGTTTTTGGTAACCCGTAAGGGTTGCTATTTTAAAACGTATTAAAGGTTACCTACACCGTTAGGGATCTAAGGCGAGGACTGTGGGGCCGCCCACGCTCAAGCTAGGTCCATGAAACCGGGCAGAAATGTCCAGAAAAGCGGCGGAGCATGTAGGCAGTAATGACCGTGCAGGTCTATAGGAGACGGTCCTATAGGTAGACATAGATGCACAATGGTTCCTTTAGTATGTTTTAAAATAGTAGATTTTGGTCTGTTCGTATAGAGGTTATTACTGTGGATTGTCTATCCACTTACGGGGGTTCGATTCCCCCACAGACCGCCAAGTTTTGAGAGCCACATCGCCTGGACACTTCTCTCGGCAACGAGACACTAGGTCCTGCAACCGTGGCTCTCCTCTTTTTGCTCGATTCGTCTATCGGTTAGGACATCTGGTTTTCATCCAGGCAAGAGCGGTTCGACTCCGCTATCGAGTACCAGACATGGAGATGCCGCCGTAATGGTATGGCAGGAGACTGTAAATCTTCCGACTTCGGTCACAATAGGTTCGATCCCTATCATCTCCACCAATGAACGTTCCGGGTGTCTCCGGATACTGTGACCCGCAGGATGAGAAGTAGTGTGACAACTACGGGTGGTAGTCTTTAAACCTAAAGGCCGCTGGCAATGCGAGAACGGTCCCTGTCGGGAAGCGGGTGGAAGGAGTGTGTGATGGGTATGATAGCGTCATATCTTGATACTCTATAATTACCGCCGGGGGATGCAGAGCATTTGGGGGTGTAGCTCAGTTGGGAGAGCGGTTGCTTTGCAAGCAATAGGTCGCAGGTTCGATCCCTGTCTCCTCCACCATTTTATAAAAGGAAATTGTATGACACGTAAACCGATCGTGCGCGAACGTAACTGCTTCGTTCGTCTTGCACTATTTCGCAAAGCAGGTGCGCATCGCAAGACCAACAAGGCGTTGCGACGAGCACAAAAACAAGAACCATTAGGGGGTGAAACTTTAAGGTGAAGTAACGGACTTTTAATCCGTAAAACAGGGATCGTTCCCCTGCACCCCTACCATATAAAAGCACATTACACGGCTACCCTGCGTGGTTGCAGGCTGTTAGTGGCGCTTGACAACCAGGGCGCATATAGTGTGCTTTTATATGGTGTGTAAAACCAGTCAATAAATAAAATTATGAAAATTAAACTACCCCAAGAACTACATTGGCTCTGCCCCGTTGCAGTGCCTGACCTAATTAGATTAGGTGGAAAAATGGATGGCGGCTACATTGTGCCACGTTCAGCAGTGGAACAAGCACAGGGCCTGCTGAGTTTTGGTCTAGGTGACGATTTTACATTTGACCAAGACTGGCATGATCTCAAGCCCCAGGATCCAATTCAGATGTATGACGCCAGTGTTACCAGAGATACCATGCGTATCAGCATCAACACACCTGTTCGTGGACACTTGGATATTCGAGCCATGTACGATGAATTCTTTCAAGGTAACGTAAAACATTGGCCAGAGTTTATTGGGCCAGAAAACTTTGCACGAGCACTAGACAGAATGGGTGTAGACCAGGTGTTCATCAAGATGGACATCGAAGGTGGTGAATACAGTTTGATTGAAAGCATCGTACAACATCGCGATCGCATTGTAGGCGTTGCAATGGAATGGCACAACTGTGCCAATCGTAGCAAACAATGGCACCAGGCTGTAGAACGGTGGCAAGAGCACTATGCCATTGTACACGTACACGGCAACAATCACGTGGGCTATGACACTGATGGCGTTTTTGGATGTATGGAATTAACACACATTCGCCGAGACTTGGTGCCCGGAAATGACTTGCGTCGCGAGTCTTACATACACGGCTTAGATTATTCTAACGTGGCCGGATTATCTGATCTTGAATACTACTTCGACTGATTGGTGATGTAGCATAACGGTAGTGCGCCTCCTTCATACGGAGTCCAGTGGTAGTTCGATTCTACTCATCACCACCACATGCGGGATTAGTTTAATGGTCAAACGAAACCTTGCCAAGGTTTAGTCAGGAGTTCGATTCTCCTATCCCGCTCCAACAATTATTACTGGGGGTTAGCTTAGTTTGGCCTAAAGCATTGGACTTTGACTCCATGATCACTGGTTCGAATCCAGTACCCTCTGCCATAGCTCTGAAGCGTATTCTTGGCCTAAATAAGGTCGTGAGTTAGAATCTCTCAGGTGATATCAACAATGCTGTTGGGTTGATCCAACAACAGATCAACAACCAAATGCACACGATTAGTTGTTCCTTGATTTTGGACTTGATGTAGCATTCGATTATTGAATCTATACAGCCAACCTAAAGGCATGTGTTCTTGAATGTCAGATGCCCCAGAAAAAATTACCTGACTGTTGGTTTGCAGTGGTATGTGAAATCTACAGTAGGTGGTAAAATAACGACCTGAGTCAGTATGTGGAATAATACTGCCACCTGGTAGCATGCAGTTTAAAACACTGTTACCGGTGGCCTGGGCATTCATTTTTTGTTGTACCCAGTGTAAAAGTTTGGTCACATCGGGCAGTTTCGCTTGCCATTCAGTGTCCACCGAGTCAATATTTTTGTGATAATCTAGCCAGTCAGTTATATTATTATCAGTTAATGCTTCTTTGTAAGTGCGCAGAAAAATTGGTAGGTTTTGATTTATAAAATGCCGGCGGTTTGGTGGAGTAGTGTCAGTAACGCCACGAGATTCAACTTTTTGGTAAGTTCTGATATATGAATCTATTTGTGGCTGCGTCCAATCTATGTTGTCTATTTCGGCTATGGCCGCATTCAGTATAGATTCAGGTACTTGGCTGATTGGATGCACTAACTGCGGTGGGCGGGCGGCATGCTTGAAACTACCTGGTACATAACCATGTACGGTTTCGCATTCCTGGCGTATGAAATCAGGTAGAAGCGGATAAGAATCTTCAGTGGCACAGTCAGGCCACAAAGGATCTCTTACTGCTTGATAAAATTGACGCCAGTCACTCATGATCTGTTATTTAACAATTAATTTTAAGGGGCATAAATTAACGGCCAAAGTAGCTGGCTGTTAACCAGTCTATCAGAGTTCAATTCTTGTACCCTTTTGCCAGTTCTCGCCTTAGTATAATGGATAATACAAAGAGCTTCTACCTCTTGAATGTGAGTTCGATTCTTGCAGGCGAGACCATATTATGGAGTAGTTAGTGTAAAGGTCAACACCACGGATTGTGATTCCGTTAATATGGGTTCGATTCCCATACTTCTCCCCAGCATGTGATCAATAGTGATCTTTAAGAGTCTTGATCCAATTGACTGCAGTTTCGTGATCACTAAAGTAACGCATAATTAGCCGATCATTGAAAATATCATTGACAAAAATATAAGATGTGTTATACTCACTAAGTGACAGATGCACTTGTAGATGTCCACTAACTGAAATAAAATCTTGTGTTTGCGTTTGCATACAGATATTTATATCACAATTTTACCCAAATAAATACCCCAAAGGAAACAAATGAAAACAACATCAGCATTCAAACTCAGCAAACGTACAAAAACATTGATGGCATTGTTAAAGTTTAAAGATCAACACGATCGCAACGGATTTAAAAGAGCCATGATTGACGCACAGGCAACACCTGCGTCATTCTCGTCTAAAGAACGCAAGTAAGATTATTCCCCAATAGCTCAGTCGGTAGAGTAGCAGACTGTTAATCTGTTGGTCCGTGGTTCGAGCCCACGTTGGGGAGCCAATTAAAAGGGGATGTGGCGTAATTGGTAGCCGCACTGGATTTAGGTTCCAGCGAGTAAAATCGTGAGAGTTCGAGTCTCTCCATCCCCACCAACATAGAACATTATGGAAAAGATCAATCTTGTTAAAGTAAAAAAGTTCATTGAAGAACAAACTCCTGAGACTAAGATTTATCTTGGGTGCGATTCTGAGCGGCATCGTGTAAACGGTGTTTGGTATGCTGATTATGTGTTGGCAGTTGTGGTGCATATCAACGGTAATAGCGGCTGTAAACTATTTGGAGAAGTGCACCGCGAACGAGACTTTGATCAAAAAACATCACGTCCTAGTATGCGTCTAATGAATGAAGTTTACAAAGTATCGGAACTGTATTTGAAATTGGGCGAAGTATTAGAAAATCGTCATGTTGAAGTGCATTTGGATATTAATCCAGATGATCGTTACGGATCCAGCTGTGTGATATCACAGGCTGTGGGCTACATCAAAGGCACTTGCAATGTGACCCCATCAGTTAAACCCAATGCATTTGCTGCCAGTTATGCGGCAGACCGTTTTAAAGGATTGTCAACTGCAAGTTATAGAGCCAGAGTTAACGAAAGATTTTAAAAAGCCATTGACTTTTAATTTTTTTCTGTTATAATTACAAATATAGGAAGCGTGGCCGAGTGGCCGATGGCACTGGATTACTAACCCAGCAGGGATTAACGTCCCTCGTGAGTTCGAATCTCACCGCTTCCGCCAATTTATCGCGGGGTACGTCAGTGGTAGACCGCCAGGCTCATAACCTGGAAGCCGGAGGTTCGAGTCCTTCCCCCGCAACCAATTATAAATAAATGTATGCTTCCATATAAATTTATCAATATCCCAAAATTTGATGAAATACAACAACAACTGATTTTGTTGTTACCTAAGGTATTTAAAGAAATTAAAACCAGTGCGTATGTGGTTGAGTCAAATGTAGTACTATCTGCTTGTCCGGCTCTTAAAGAATTCTTTGAAAAAAATTCTTTAGTGTGGGATATTGCTAGATTTTTTATGACAGCACCAAATGACCAACTACCAATTCATATTGATGGTGACAAACAATATCCTAAATTTTTAGCATTAAATCTTCCAATAGTTGGATGTGAAAATTCAACTATGAATTGGTGGGAACATGCCAGTTATACAGAGACTCTAAATACCGGAAGGTACTATGGGGCCACAACAGACATGTATGATTCCAATGGGTTGCCACCAACACATACTTGTTCGTTAACAACTCCGGCGTTGGTCCAAATCAATGTTCCGCACAATGCGATTAATCCGCAAGAGCATGAAAGAGTAATTTTATCTATTAGATTTAAGCCCGAGCCCACAGAATTGTGGTACTCCTAAACTTAACAATTATAAATAAGTGTTATTGCTGTATGAAGCCGATAAAAATGGATTCAAGACGCGGGTTCGACTCCCGCCACCTCCACCTAAGTGTATAAGGTATATTTAGGTGGGGGTGACCAGGCTATCGATTGGGTCAGAAGTATTGAAGTGGACAGCACGGCAATGCAGAAGCCGTAGGACAGGGGAGACCCGGTCGTAGACGCAAAAAACGTAAATGCAAACGTAAACAAAACCGTAACTGTATCAGGCAAGAATGTCAAGTTCTCTGCTCGTTCAGCCAAGGAAGCATTGGCAGTCTAAACACCGCCTAGGGTTTTTGGTAATTTATCCTCGTAACAGAATTAAATTACCTTTTTATTCATTAACAAATACAATTCCCCCGAATGAACATTCCCTTAGACTATTTGTACCACTGGGTGCAATCGATTATACCTGTTCCTGTAGTAATCTATAGATTTTATCCGCATGGCAGTAAAAACATTTTTGATCTCACTCCACTGACTCCCCTAATAGGGGGACATTATGTTGACATTCCAGTTGTTGTCCACGACCAAGAACCACTGAATTATAATTTGTATACAAATATTGATCCAGCATCATTGCATGTTTTTATTCAGAATTTGCACGACCCGGCGTCGGGCACTTCCACTGCCACAGAAATAAGATCTCAGGAATTAGTTGATAAAAATTTATTAGCAATACCATTGACATATGGCATGCCACGTGACCAGGCAATTTTACTGCATTCTGAAAAAAATTCTGTTGACTTAGAACAGTATTCTCAAGATAATTTTTTGCCGGTTTACTATTGGTGTCATGCAATTATTGCTCGTGACTGGTATAGATTTGCTGAAATAGATGCTCGGCTTGTTCCGCAATCTCATATACAAGAAAAATTCCTTATATATAATCGCGCCTGGGGTAATACTAGAGAATACAGATTAAAGTTCATGGAGTTATTAATTGAACATGGGTTGCATGAATCAAGTAAAACCAGTATATCAGCTAGGTCCGAAGGTGATCAAGGGTATCATTATTATGATCATAAATTTAAAAATGTCAATTTTGCGCTCAAAGATAGCACTGTATTAGATCTGCTCAAAGACAATCAATGCGACAGCAACGAAAGCGCACAGTACAATCATGATGATTTTAATTCAACTGCAATGAGTGTAGTTTTAGAAACCATGTTTGACGACTCAAGAATTCACTTGACAGAAAAGATATTGAGACCAATTGCATGTGGTCATCCATTTGTATTGGCAGCAGGGCCACACAGTTTAGAGTATCTTAGAAGTTACGGATTTCGAACATTTGCTCCTTGGATTGACGAAAGTTATGATCAAGAGACAGATAGTTTACTAAGACTTGAAAAAATTATCAACAGCATGAATAAAATTAATTTGCTTAATGCCAAGGAGTTCGATCACTTTCTAGTAGAAATCAGACACATAGCCGAATTTAACAAAAAACATTTTTTCAGCGATGCATTTCAACAACAAGTAATTGAAGAATTAAAAACTAATTTAACACATACAATTCAACACATTAAAAAACCACGTGGCATATTTCTAAGAGCAGTGAGGAAAAAAATATTAAAAGCAGATCCCAGTCTGATTACAAAATATTATTATGATTATTATTGCAAAATGATTCGGTTGCTGAGATCTCAATGAGCAACACCCACGCTTTTGAGCTAGTTTAAAATACCCACCCAACCCCGTTTCTTTATTGATTTTTTCTATTGTTGCCATAGAAATATATTCAGTAGAAACCACTAGAGATGGTTGATTTCTCATGTAAATAACTGTACAATACACACATGCAGAAAAACTTCTGCAAACATTTTCATTTAGCACAAAGGAGATAACATGAAAACAGTTGGCGACAAATTAGCCCCATTCGCAGTCACAGGTGTCCGTCCAGGACAACCAGAAGATGCTTTCTATACAATTACAGACGAGTCATTTGCTGGCAAATGGAAAGTAATTGTTTACTATCCAAAAGATTTTACGTTTGTATGCCCAACAGAGATTGTGGCCTATGACAAGTTGGCATCAGACTTTGCTGATCGTGATGCTGTATTGCTTACAGGTAGCACAGACAATGAGTTCTGTAAAGTTGCTTGGCAAACAGCACACGCAGATCTAAAGAAGATCACCCATCACCAGTTTGCTGACACACAGCGTGGCGAGTTGAGCTTGATTGAACAACTAGGTGTGTTCTATGCTCCTGCAGGTGCGGCATTACGTGCAACATTCATTGTTGACCCAGAGAACGTTATCCAACACGTTACTGTCAACAACTTGAACGTTGGTCGTAGCCCAGAAGAAACACTTCGTGTATTGGATGCATTACAAACTGGCGAACTCTGTGCCTGTAACCGTACAGTCGGCGGCGAGACTCTGTAATGTTAGAAACTATATGCGACACACTGGTTGAAGCATATAGACGCAACTGGATTACCAGTCGTGATGGCAATGTGAGCATTCGTCATCACGACCGTGATCACTTTTATATCACACCCAGTGGCGTCCGTAAGCAGACCATGCAACCCGATCAGTTTAAAAAGATCAAGATCGTAAGTAGTTTGGCATGGAGAGAAGAGCCTTACTCTGATATCAGTGCTAATCTCAAGCCCAGTGGAGAAATTCCCCTACATTTTGGCCTACAACGAGCAATGGGTCAGCACAGTACTGATGTCAGGGTCGTAGTTCACCTACACCCTACCTACTGCGTGGCTGCCATGCATCGTGGTATTGAACTAAGTAGTCTTGCTGACAGCTTTCCTGAACTTAGTCGCTATACAAAAGTGGCCAAGAACGTAGGCGATGTGCCACCGATCAGCCAAGAACTTGCTGATCGGTGTCATGAAAATTTGTGGCTGCGAAAAGATGGCACTGTTGGTTTTGACATTGTGGGCATTAGAGGACACGGTGTTGTGGCCATTGACACCAGTCCGTGGCGGGCATTTGAACACATCGAACGATTAGAACATATTTGTCAAATCGTACTAGCATCAGGTAAATTTTAAGGAGAAAATTATGTTTGGAACAAGTTATACAGGCGGAATCGCATATCGTTCTGCAAGCGAAATAAACTCAGCAATGGGTCGTGTGTATGGACATATGAGCCTTGCTGTTATAGTATCAATGCTGGTCAGTTACTTTGTGGGCTCTAGTCCAGAGTTGCTGGCATTCTTTTTTACAGGTGTACTGAAGTGGATTGTGATCTTTGCTCCGCTGGCAGCAATCTTTGGTGTCAGCTATGTGCTGGGTAACAACCCTAGCAAAGGTACTGCACAGTTATGCTTGCATGGATTTGCGGCGCTTATGGGTCTGAGTTTTGCCACAATCTTTGCTGTGTTTACCATGGGCAGTATTGTGTCAGCATTTATGGGTGCAGGCATCTTGTTTGGCGTTATGAGTGGCTATGGCTACTTTACCAAACAAAGTTTAGACAGCATGGGCAAGTTTATGTTTGTAGGATTGATTGCTATTGTTATTGCCAGTATTGTCAATATCTTTATTGGCTCAACCGTAATGCAGATGGTGATCTCCGCACTGGCTATCATTATCTTCCTTGGACTAACTGCTTACGACACGCAGAAGATTCGTGAAGAACTTTCAGTAGAAACCAGTGACAGTGCAGAAATTCGTGGAGCATTGACTTTGTATATGGACTTTATCAACCTGTTCATTAATCTGTTACAGTTATTTGGTGATAGAAAATAATGGCTTTTATTGAATCAGTAAAAGGTGCTTTGCCAGATTACGCCAAGGACACAAAATTAAATCTGGATGCTGTACTGCTCCGTAGCACACTGGATGCAGATGTTGCTATGGGTTGTGCTGTAGCCGCATTGGCTGCAACCGGCAACGGTAAAATCCTATCAGTAATGTTAGCAGATGCTCCAGTACACGCAGAGTCAGCAATGACTGCCGCCAGCATCATGGCACAGAACAATGTGTGGTATCCTTTTGTTGAAATGGCCGATGATCCTAGTCTAAAAGGATTGCCAGCACAGTTACGCATGAATGCTATTGCGTCACATGGTGGAACTACTAAGAGTAACTTTGAAGCGTTTAGCTTGGCCGCAAGCATTGTTGGCCGGTGTCACTTCTGTGTTAAGGCACATTACGAAACGCTCAAGCAAGAAGGCTACACAGTAGAACAACTTCGTGACATTGGTCGTATTGCCGCAGTGATGAATTCAGTGGCAAAAGTGTTAAACAGTTAAACATTTCTGGTTGACAATTAACTCGATTTATTGTATAATATATACAAGTTAGAAATGCGAGTGTGGTGAAATAGGTAGACACAAGAGACTTAAAATCTCTCGCTTTAAAAGGCGTGCCGGTTCGATTCCGGCCACTCGCACCACGATATAAATAGAAACACGCCCGATTGGCTCAGGGGTAGAGCAACCGCCTTGTAAGCGGTAGGTCGTCTGTTCGAATCAGACATTGGGCACCATTTTAAAGTTACAAAATGAAATTATACGAAGCAACAGTTAGAGGACCCGACGGTCGAGAGTTTAAGGCTCGTGTGGGTGCTGACTCTGCAGAAGAGGCTCGTAAGTTGTTGCAACAACTGCACGGTCCCAGAGCAGTTCCTTATTTGCCTCATATAATTCCCAGTTAAGTTTTTCTCGGTATGGTGAAATGGTATCACTGAACGTTTGGGACGTTCGAGCGTAGGTTCGATTCCTGCTACCGAGACCAGTAAAGAATTTTTAGGACGTTAACTCAGTTGGTAGAGTTCTTCGCTTACACCGAAGCTGTCGGCGGTTCGAGCCCGTCACGTCCTACCAATTTCTAAATAGAGGAGTAGCCATGGCAAAAGTATTTTATCTCAATCTACCTCAAGTTCCAGACAAAATTTATAATAAATTAATCGAAACTTGTTATTCAACTGTGCTAAATGAGCAATCTCGTCTTTGGACACACGATTTTCATCGTGGTGAGTTGGTGGTTGCCGGACACGAATACGGTACAGTTTCATTAGATGACTCTTTAGCAAAAGATTTAAATTTAATTTACAAAGATTTTTTTCCCGACGAAGAACTTGTTTTTATTACTGGAAGAATCAGCAATGTAGTTGGACAAAAAAGCACATCTCCGCCACACTGTGATCGCAAAAGAAAACTGGCCATTAACTATCTTTTAAAAACCGGCGGCCAACAAGTTGCAACTTGTTTTTATAACGAACGTAGATCGACCCCAACCTTGGAAGCCGCTGAGAATAGATATTACAAAGATCTCACAGTTAATTTTAAAGAAATAATTCCTGAAAAAACTTGGCATTGTTATGATGTTCAAACTTTTCACAGTGTCAATGATGTAGAAACAGATAGATTTTTGTTTTCAATAGTGTTGAAAACCACCAATCCTTCAATAGAAGAATTTTCTTTGAAGTACAAGAATTTAATGTAGGTGTGTGACGAATGGCCGAGCGCCGGATTGCAAATCCGTATAATGCAGGTTCGAGCCTGTCACGTCCTATCAAGTATATGCGGGGTTCGTATAGTGGTAATACCTTAGCCTTCCAAGCTAATGCTGACAGTTCGATTCTGTTACCCCGCTCCAGTTTTAATATGTTAAAGGAATCGATATGCAAATATCAAGAGCAGAACAAAGCGTCATAAAATACAATCAAGAACAGTATCGTTTGGATCAGTCTCGGTTAGAAAAACAGCGGTCTGAAGATTATAGCCGTGTTATTGAACAACGTAGATTTGAACAAATTATTGCAGATCGAACTAGTAGAAATCTTCGGTTAGATTTAGACAAAGGTCGACACATAGACATAGAATGTTAAAGGAAAATATGGATTACAAAGTTAAAGATATCAGCCTGGCTGATTGGGGTCGTAAAGAAATTGCCATTGCCGAACACGAGATGCCTGGCCTTATGGCCATTCGTCGCGAATACGCAGGATCTAAACCACTCGCTGGTGCACGTATTGTGGGTAGTTTGCACATGACCATTCAAACGGCTGTGCTGGTCGAAACACTGATTGAACTGGGTGCCAGTGTGCGTTGGAGTTCGTGCAACATCTTCTCTACGCAAGATCAAGCAGCCGCGGCGTTGGCAGTCAAAGGCATTCCTGTGTTTGCTTGGAAGGGCGAAACAGAAGCGGAGTACTGGTGGTGTATTGAGCAAACTGTGCGCGGACCAGATGGTTGGACACCAAACATGATTCTTGATGACGGACATGACTTGACTGGTTATATCCATGATCGGCACCCTGATCTTGTGCCTGGCATTAAAGGCGTTACAGAAGAAACCACAACAGGCATTCACAAGTTGTTGGAACGCATTGCCGCAGGCACACTGCGGATGCCTGCTATCAACGTAAACGATTCTGTAACCAAGACCAAGTTTGACAACTTGTATGGTTGCAGAGAAAGTCTAGTGGATGCTATCAAGCGTGCCACTGACGTTATGATTGCAGGCAAGGTTGCTGTGGTAGCTGGCTATGGTGATGTGGGCAAGGGCTCTGCACAAGCTCTGCGAGCACTTTCGGCCCAAGTCTGGGTTACCGAAGCAGATCCTATCTGTGCCTTACAAGCCGCTATGGAAGGCTTCCGTGTGGTCACAATGGAGTATGCCGCAGACAAAGCTGACATCTTTGTAACTGCCACAGGTAATGTGGATGTCATCACACGCCGGCACATGGATCAAATGAAGAACAATGCTATTGTGTGTAACATTGGTCATTTTGATACAGAGATTGATGTTGCCAGCATCAAGGATTGTGAGTGGGAGAACATCAAGCCGCAGGTAGATCATATTATCTTCCCCGGTGGCAAGCGCATTATCTTGTTGGCCGAAGGTCGCTTGGTTAACTTGGGGTGTGGAACTGGTCATCCCAGCTTTGTGATGTCAAACAGCTTTACCAACCAAGTGATGGCGCAGATTGACCTGTACAACAACACCAGTAAGTACGAAACAGGTCGACTGTATTTGTTGCCCAAGCACCTGGATGAAAAAGTTGCACGACTGCACTTAGAGCAGATTGGTGCAGAACTCACTACTATGACTGAAAAGCAGGCCTCATACATTGGCGTCACTGTTGCAGGTCCATACAAGCCAGAAACGTATAGATACTGAGATTGACCAAAAAATCATCTTGTGCTATACTTGTTGTTTAAAGAAAGGAGCACAAGATGCCAGCAGTATTTTTAGTTAGCGACACGCACTTTGGTCATGCCGGTGTCTGTCGCTTCACACACCCAGACGATCCCGAAGTGAAATTGCGTCCGTGGACGGATCCTGACGAAATGGATGAAGAAATGATCCAACGTTGGAACGATCGTGTGCGTCCTAACGACAAGGTCTACCACTTGGGAGATGTTGTTATCAATCGTAAAGCATTAAAGACATTGCATCGTTTGAACGGTGACAAAGTGTTGATCCGTGGCAACCACGACATCTTCCGCGATGAAGAATACAGAGAACACTTCCGTGAATTACGTGCATATCATGTGATGAACGGAATGATCTTGAGTCATATCCCTGTGCATGAAGCCAGCTTGGGTCGATTTGGTACCAACATTCACGGACACTTGCATGCCAGTCGTGTAAAGCAGGCTCGTGGTGTTGATGCCAAGACCGGAACGGTGTTATATAGTAACGAGATTGACCCGCGGTACCATTGTGTATGTGTGGAACAAACAGATTTTGCACCTATCTTGTTAGAGGATGTGTACAAACGTATCACAGCAGAAGGTGGCGAAATTGGATTTAGGAACGGCAACGGTCCTACTATGTGATTAGTCAAGGCCCGGTGCTTTGGCTAATCCTAATTTAGTCAGCGTCCATATTGCCATAGCAGGCGGGTCAATTTCATACCATCGTTGTCTAAACGACCAATTGCTGGCATTTTGATGATGATTCTTATGCCAAGCTTCACCGTTGTTTAAATTCAATAATACCATTACTACACTGTTTGAGCTAGTGTCTGTATTTTTAATGGGCAATAGAATTGTCGGTGTGCGATGGCAAAGTGAATTAATAGTATGTAACTTAAAAATAGTAAGACCCAAGGCAGCTATCCACAATTGAAGAATTGCAGGATCGAATATCAATAGCAACACAAAACAAACTAGATTTAGCCACCAATAATTTTGATAAAACCATTGATGCTTTTTATCTCTTGCTAAGTCCAAAATGTATTGAGGTTTTATTTTGTTGAAATAACTCAAGAATTGAATGCTCAAGCGGCTTTTGTGATAGGGACTGTGTGGATCTTTGTCTGTGTCACAAAACTTATGATGTTCTCGATGCACACCTGCCCACCCTATACTATTACCCACCATGGTGAGATGAAAAATTATCAGTCCCAACATGTTTACCACTGGATGAGGTTGCCAGGCTCTGTGGCACCAAGCGCGATGTGCAAACAATGAGATATTTGCACCTAATATCCAATTGATTATCACTATGGTTGCAAAATTGGTCCAGGACCAATTCATCCAAAGCCAAGTTACAGTCCAAATTGGAAAAATGATTCCAGCGGCGCTGAGTAGGATTGGATCAATTGCAGAACGGGTAATTTTCATATAAATATTTATAGACTGTTGTATTTCTATAAATATTTATATGAAATTATCAATCGATCCAAACGGCTGGGTGATTCATGTTACTGATTTTGACATTTTTAATATTGATACAGCAGATGCCAACGTCTTGAAAAAACTACCTTACATGAATTTGTTAACAGTGATTCATAACAAAGAAAAGTTGACACTGGAACAATACCATCATTTTTCGCAACAGGTGTTTGAAGGTCTTAATAATGATCTCCCGGCCAAAGAGAAAGTGTTTGTCGAAGGCACTAACAAAGAAGTGATTCGTGTTACTGGTCGTAGAGACGAAACTGGAGAGATGGTAGGACTATTTGGTATGCCCGAACACTTGCCGTGGCATTGTAACGAACCAGGTAGAACTGCCGATGAACGGCCCGATGCTTTGTGCTTGTATGCAGTTGAGCATACAAAAGGTAGTGCCACGCTTTTTAGCAACAGCATAGCGGCACTAAAAGATTTGAGATCAGCAGATAATGCGCCCAGTGGTTTACTTGAAAACTTAGATAAAATTTATTGCTATTACAACTATCAAGGCAGCACCGACAATGGACCAGATGCTGCCGATGTGAATTATCAAGGTCGTGTGGGTTTTAACAAACTGGTTAATTCCAACAAGTCCGGACAGCAAGGGATACACTGGAGCCCAATGCAATATCCTAAATTTTATATAGATCAGCAACCCGTTTCTAACCGTCAGCAAATTCTGTGGCATCATTTTTTATTAGAGTTTTTAACTCAACCCAAATACTGCTATTCTCAAAATTGGGTCGATAACGAAATTATTATAAATTGTCAGTGGCTGAGCATGCATGCTAGAGATCCGTTTGAACACATTCAAGATCGATTGTTATGGCGTATCATGGGATATACATTGCCGTTTAATGCATCTGACGTATCAACTAACAACCTAGGAGTTTACACTCATGAATCTATACATTGATCAAAATGGATGGACTGTACATATCGACAACTTTGACCCAAGGATTGTCACACAAGACGAGCTTGAGTTATTGCGCACATTGCCATATACTAATGTATTAGTAGCAATACACGACTTGCCTGCATTAACGTCCGAAGAATATCAGGAGTTTTGCCACAAGGTTTTTTATCAAGTACAAAATGATCTCAGTGTTCACGATCGTAGGTTCCTGCCAGGACATAATCGTGAAATTTTACAAGTAACCGGTCGACGCAACGAAAGCGGAGAAATCATAGGAATATTTGGGATGCCTGAATTTTTACCTTGGCATTGTAATCAGCCAGGCCTGCCGTTTGATCGCCGCCCAGATTGTCTTACATTGTATAGCGTAGAAGGGTGCAAAGGTAGTGTAACTGCGTATACCAATAGTGTGTTAGCTCTTAAAGACTTAAGAGTTGCAACTAACGCACCCGAAGGGTTATTGGAAAACCTTGACAAACTTAATGTTTATTATTCTTACAGTATTGATTTAGACGAGGATACATCGAACACAAACTACAATGGACCGCAAGGCAAACATCCATTGGTTATTAAAAATAAAGCCGGGATCGATGGTATTTTGTTCAGCAACCAGACCACCGAATCATTCTATATCGACGATGTCAAGATCTCCAAAGAAATCTATCAATTGTGGCACAATTACCTATGTAAATTTTTAACGCAAAAAAAATATGTGTATGGACATGCCTGGAAAAACAACGAAATGACAATGAATTGTCAATTGCTCGGTCAACATGCTAGACTTCCGTTTACTAAAATACATGAACGATTGCTTTGGCGGGTAATGGGAGTTGTTGAGGCATTTGACGGTACTAGTGTGAATCTAGGCGAGTTGCCTGTGTATCAACGATCATGAAGCCTGTAATTTTTTTAGGGACCAGTGCAAATTTAGAAGTCCCAATAAGGATATGTCAACTGTGCAATATACCAGTAGCCGGAATTATCGACAGTGATTATTACGGAAATACCGACAAAAAAAATGGGGTAGAAATCATCGGTAGTGAGGAAACATTTGACTTTGATGCTGTTAGAGACAAGTTTGATTTTTTTATTGGGCAGTCGAGTTCCACACAGGATATTAGATCAAGAAAAAAAAGATTACAATACATAGAGATAGTAAATCGACATTTATTAAACTGTGCAACATTGATTCATCCCGGTAGCGAAATATATGATGGGGTAGAAATAGGACCAGGATGTTTAATTGGGTTTTGTGCTGGAATTTCTCATCATGTTACCATTGGCGCTCACTCTCGCCTTGACAGTTTTTCAATGATCGGGCACCATGTAGAAATAGGAGATAATTGTACTATACACTCGTATAGTATGATTTCTAGTCATACTACTGTCAAAGACAATGTAGTGACCATGCCAGGCGCGGTAATTTTGCGAACTGGAAAAAATCACACAGTGGTCGGCAACGATGCAATTATCTATCCCAAAGTCACTGTGGCAAGAGATGTTGACCCTGGGGAAATAGTATCATTGGCAGGTACCAATACAAGAAGAATTTATGGAGAAATAATTCGTCTATGAAGAGAGTTAATTGGTTATTTGTTTTTCAAACTGTGTGCTTAGTTGCATTAGTGTACTTGATCGCCGTCGGCGAGTGGTGGCACTGGGCTATGGCCTTTGGTGTATACGCTGTAACTGGAAGCATTGGTGCCAGTGCAACTTTTCATAGACTATTAAGTCATAGAAGTTATAAAGCGCCTGCATGGTGGGAGTATTTTGGCACTGTGATTGGCACTATCGGCGGTGTGGGGTCCAGCATTGCTTGGGTTGCCATACATAGAGAACATCATAGGTTTGTAGACACTGAGCGTGATCCTCATAGTCCCTTGCACAAAGGATTCTTCCGTGTGCAATTTTTAATCATGTTTAACCAGCCCAGTCTTAGAATGGTCACCGATCTCATGCGCAGTCGTTTTCATGCGTTTATGCATAATTACTATTGGGCCATACACGGTGCGTATGCCATGATACTATACGCTATAGATCCAATGGCTGTGATCTATGCACATTTGGTTCCGGCATTGTTTTTGTTCCATGCAGGTGGACTGATCAATAACGTTGGTCATACTATAGGTTGGCAAGACTATCCTGGCAAAGATACCAGTGTTAACAATCCTCTTTTGGGGGTGTTTGTGTGGGGCGAGGGCTGGCACAACAACCATCATGCCAATCCTAACGACTGGCGCTTTGGACTAAAGTGGTGGCAAATTGATGTTGCCGGATATTTAATTAGGATGATTAAAAAATGAAAACAAGAAAACAACTTCCTGCATTTGGGTACCTTGACCATATACAAATTGACATTGATGCGTTGGTAGATCATTTGCTCAAACACAAATTGTTAGACTGGAATTCTTACAATTGTTGCAGGTACTCTACTGCTGATGACAACTATCAAGGATTGATTGCTGCCAGTCATATCACATACAATCAATATTTCAAAGAAGATCAAGCTGACACTCTTGAAAGCGAAAAGTTTAGGCAAATCCAGCTTACTGAATTTGTAGGAGTTCATAGCGACCAGGCAGTTAAGATTGAATCATCCAGTTTTGTGGAACGTGTACGCAGATTAGATCCATCACATCCTAAGTATGTGGCCGAAGCGGATGAACTCAATTACGGGCGTAGAGGTCCATTGGTTGTGGGCGAGATTGAAAAAGTATTTGACAAATTTACCAGCAGAATCACAAGAGCCAGATTCAATTACCTGGCTGGTGGGCACGAGATCAAACCACACATTGACTATGATCCTAGTTTTATTACTAGGTATCACATTCCAGTATTAACCAATCCTGATGTCAAAATGTACATTGAAAAACAAAGTCATCAACACGAGCAGTATCTGCCAGCAGACGGCCGCGTTTATTTTTTCAATGCTGGATTCAAACATTGGGTCAAAAACAATAGTGATCTAGCACGACTGCATCTTATTGTGGATGTGCATGGGCAAGAAGAATTGGAGCATTTAGTAGCTATACAATAAAGTAATACTCAAGTATTACCTTTTAAACCTTACAATGCAGTGTTGTTTTTATACAACACTGCATTTTGCTTAAAAAATAGACACTTTTGGCCTGGTTGACCCATAATTCCCATTTTGCTATAATACTTGTATAGTAACTAAAAGGAGCCAACTAATGCACACATATACAAAACAGACAGAACTTGCCTGGATCGACAGCAACGACATTGGTGAGCACATTGAGGACTTTGGTGACGAAACCCTAAACAAGGCGTTTGGCAAGTTCTGCATTATGGACGACCAAATAGCCTTTCACGACGTGTTGGGTGACATGGGCTACGAGCAAGACGAAGTTGACCCCGATCACTTAGACATTGTGCAAAAAACAGTAGAAGAAACACTTAAACAAGTTAACCTTGTGTTCCGGAACTTGGGTATTGCCTTAGAGTTCAAACAGGCCGACATGGTGGAGTACACTGCCTACATGCTCACAGGCAAAGGCGACACACCCGAGGATATGGGTGTACGAATCCGTAGACTGGTTGACGGAAAAACAGTTTAAACGTATAATACATACATTAGCAACAAGGAAACACTATGTCAGATACCCGTACAGTTACCTCTACACAGGCTCGTAAGAGTCTGCTCAAGGCATTTAAAGTTAAACGTCCATTGTTCCTCTGGGGTCCTCCTGGCATTGGTAAAAGTGAACTGGTAGAGGAACTTGCAAACGAACTAGGTGGCATTATGTACGACTGCCGACTGGGACAGATGGAGCCCACCGACATTCGAGGCATTCCTTTTTACAATAAAGAAATTGGTAAAATGGACTGGGCTCCGCCTATCGACTTGCCGGACGAGGAAACTGCCAGCCAGTATCCTATTGTAGTGCTATTCCTGGACGAGATGAACAGTGCCGCAGGCAACGTGCAGGCAGCCGCTTACCAACTTATTTTGAATCGCCGTGTAGGCAAGTATAAACTGCCGGACAATGTTGTGATGGTGGCCGCTGGCAACAGAGAAAGCGACAAAGGCGTTACCTATCGTATGCCCACTCCGCTTGCCAATCGTTTCATCCACCAAGAGATGAAGGTGGACTTTGCCAGTTACCAGGCCTGGGCTGTTCAACACGATATCCACAAAGATGTTGTGGGTTATTTGAGTTTTGCCAAACAGGACCTGTACGACTTTGACGCTAAGAGTGCCAGCCGTGCCTTTGCTACTCCACGCTCATGGACTTTTGTGAGCCAGTTGTTGGATGACGAGGACACAGACAACGATACTTTGACCAACTTAATTGCCGGTACAATTGGTGAGGGCCTTGCTGTTAAGTTTATGGCTCATCGTAAGATTAGTTCTAAACTGCCCAAGCCCGAGGATATCTTAAGCGGCAAGGTAACTGACCTGTCAGTCAAAGAAGTCAGTGCCATGTACAGTTTGGTTATCAGTATGTGCTACGAGCTCAAAGATGCAGTGGCCCGTAAAGTGCCAGACAAAGAGTTCCATACCATGTCTGACAACTTCCTGGGCTACATGATGAAGAACTTTGAGACAGAACTAGTTGTTATGGGTGCTCGTATTGCTCTTACCACATACGACTTGCCATTCCAGCCTACCAAGCTGAAAAACTTTGACGAGTTCCACCAGAAGTACGGCAAGTACATTTTGCAAGCCAGATCTTAATTAAGGAATGTTATGAGCGCCAAAAAAGGTACCACCGCAGATTCTAAAGAGAACGACAAGTTTAAAGATCTCATTGGTAAAATGGATCCCAAACTGGATCGAGAAGTACGAGAAATCTTGACCACAGCCCGTGTGGGCCTGTTGCTGAAGGCCAGTTTCTTTGGCAACCTTGCTACTCGTTTGAAGTTAGTAAACGCTGACGAATGGTGTGCTACTGCCGCAACAGATGGCCGTAATTTTTATTATAATTGCAAGTTTATTAAACTGCTGAAACCCAAAGAAGTAGAGTTCCTGTTTGGACACGAGGTGTTGCATTGTGTGTATGACCACTTTGGACGCAGAGGTGAGCGAGATCCCATGTTGTGGAATATTGCAGACGACTATTGTGTAAATGGAGACTTGAAGAAGCACGGTGTTGGCGAGTTCATTACCAGTGTTCCTTGCTTGTACGACAAAAAATATGAAGGTCTCTGTGCCGAGGAAGTGTACGATATCTTGTATGAGAAAGCCGACAAGATCGACATTGGTAAGTTGATGGACCAGATGATCGACGAGCACTTGGATGGCGAAGGCGATGATGACAGTGGCGGCTCTGGTGAGGAAGGTGAAGAAGGCGACAAAAAAGGCAAGGGTCGCCCTACATTGAGCCCAGAAGATCGTCAACAGATCAAAGACGAGATTAAAGAAGCCATGTTGTCGGCTGTGGCCGCAGACGCAGATGGCGCAGGTAACTTGCCCGCAGGTGTTCGTCGTATCTTAAAGGACTTGACTGAGCCCAAAATGAACTGGCGCGAACTGCTCCGTATGCAGTTAGAAAGCACTATTAAGAGTGACTATACCTGGATGCGAACCGGCCGTAAAGGTTGGGACATGGATGCTATTATGCCTGGTATGAAGCTGGAGCCCATGATCGATATTGCAGTGGCAATCGACACATCGGGTTCTATTGGCGAGGCCATGTTAAAGGACTTCTTAAGTGAGATCCAAGGCATTATGGAATCGTTCCCGGCATACAAGATCCATGTGGTTAGCTTTGATACAGAGACTTACAATCCTGTGCAATACGATAGTGACAACTTGGATACCATCTGCGACTACGAGCCAGCAGGTGGCGGCGGCACAGACTTCGATTGCGTGTACCAGTACTTGAAACACAACGAAATTGAGCCCAAGAGATTGGTCATGTTTACAGACGGATACCCATATGGTAGTTGGGGCGACGAGAACTACACAGAAACAGTGTTCATCTTGCACGGTACCAGATCTATTGTTCCACCATTCGGGCAATATGCCTACTATGGTGAAGAAGAAAATTGAGGAGTGCCAATGATGACATCATTATTCTGGTTGCAATTTATTACTATGATTGTTATAGTTGGTTATGTGGCAGTAATAATTTTAATGGAAATGTGTAAAGAATGAAATTTATTCTATCACTGTTACTATTATTCTTTACCAATGTTAACGCAGAAAATAGGCCTTGGACGGATGTGGAAAAAGGAGTGTTTGTTGCCAATACTGTGCTTACTACAATGGACTGGAGCCAGACTAGATACCTTTCTAGAAACCCTGTATACTACGAAACTAATCCTATATTAGGAACGCATCCATCAACTCAAAAAATTGATATATTTTTCATAGGACAACTAATAGGACAATATTATTTGTTTGATTACCTTAATGAAAATCGGTTGGGATTCATGGTTGGAGTAACATTAGGTAGACTAGAAGTAGTAAATCGCAATATTCGTCTTGATATTAAAATGAGATTTTAAAAATGAAACAAAAACTACACAATCTTGCATTGCAGGCAGGATTAAAAATAGACAACTTACCCGACAATGTGTATATTCCATTGGAAAAATTTGCAGAATTGTTAATTGAAGAATGCATTCAAGTTGTAGATGCAACACCTATGCATTGTGCCATGACCACATTCCAACAAGGCATTGTTAAATGCACAATTAGTGAAAGTGTAAAAACATTGAAAGAGCATTTTGAATAATGGGCTATGCCGAATACTTTGCCGACAAAAACAAAGATACTCCACGGCCCAAGTTTGATCTTGGAACTAGAGTATTTGGCCGTTTTGCTGGAGTGCCATTTATCGGTACTGTAGTAAGAGAACAGGAAAAACGTGTGCTGGTGCATGCCGATCTTCCGGTAAAAGTCAAACAAGACATTCACAATGTCATGTGGGTTCCAACAAAAGATGTAAAGCAATTGGTAGAATTTTAATCTAGTTTAGGATGATCAATTTGTCCTAAGTGACCAGTTTTGAGTGTAATCCACAGTAAAAAACTTTTGCACTGCACATTTTTTTATTAAATATCTATATGGAAAACAAAGAAATTACTATCGCCGATTTAAATCTGTTAAAAGATATCGTTGACTTAGCAAGCACACGCGGTGCGTTCCGTGCCGCAGAAATGAAGGAGATTGGAGAAGTTTACAACAAACTAACCAGTTTCCTTGAAGCAGTAGTAGTACAAGCCAAGGCCCAGGAAGAATCTGCGGCCAGTAACACACAAGGAGAGTAACAATGGCATTTATGAAACACGTTGGTAAACACGGTGACCGTAAGGTCTGCATTTTGTTCCGTCAGGTACCCGGAGAAGATCACATGAGTCTAGTTGTCTATCCCGAAACGCTACAGGCACACTGGCAAGATTCTGTGCAAAAGGTATTGGAAAGTACAATTGGTCAATCAGCAGAAGAATTTGCCGATGCGCTGCATCGCAGTTACTTCCCAGATGGTCGTCCTATCTTGGAAACTCTGCACCAAGAGCGCATGATCAAGAAGGTACGTTCTAGTGACATCATTGTTACACCTTCCGGCGATGCAAGAATTCGCCTAGATGAACTCAACAAGATGTTGAATGAAATGAAGCAAGGCGAAGAAGCCATCAAGCGTATGGCACAAAATGATGCCAGCCGCGGAATGGTAGCGCCAGAAGTCAAACGCAAAGCAGAAGCAGAATACAAAGCCGGACAGGCTGCCAAGTCAGCACCTGGTTATGTTGCTCCTCCAGTACTGCGAGCCGGTGAAGGTGGTGCGTTGACTGATCGCGACATTGCTGCCAACATGTTGTCACAAGCACAGGTAATGGAAGCAAATGCCAAGTCAATGATCGCAGAAGCGGCACGTATGAAGAAAGATGCTGAACGCATGGATCCCACTGTTAGTCGCCCAAGCAAAAGCAAACCAGTAGCAACCGAGCCGGCCGTGCCTGCAAAACGCACACGTGGCCCTAACAAAGTTAAGACTGCTGTTGCCGATGGAACACAATAAAGACTTCCTGACTGCTTGGGAACACATTATTGCCGACGTATCCAAAACTGATGTACCGTTAGAATGTATCAAGAAAGTAATTCTTAAATTTCACGGCGGTCGTCAGAAGACGTTTAACTTGTCCACACTACAAAAGCAAGGTATGAGTGTGGACGAAATTGAAGTGATGTTGACTCGTACCCTTGCAGAATTAGATGACGAAATTCGCGACATAGACTTTGTGGTAGATGTTGGTGCTGTGGCCAATCTTGTTCAACCTGAAACCAATAAAATCTTAAACGGTTTATGAAAATACAACTTGTATCTTACAGCCAACCAACCCAGGAGTTTGCTGACCAGGGTGTTGCAGATGCGCAAGAACTAATTGCGTACTGCGCCCGTGTCAGCAATCCTGCCAATCAACTCAACACAGAAACCAGTGAAAAACTAATCCGATATCTAGTTCGACACCAACACTGGAGCCCACTGGAAATGGTTTCGGCCTGTATGGAAATTACAACCACACGTGATATTGCAAGACAGATCTTACGTCATCGTAGTTTTAGTTTTCAAGAGTTCTCTCAGCGTTATGCTGATCCTACACAAGAACTCGATGAAGCGTTTGTTCTGCGTGAAGCACGATTCCAAGACGCAAAAAATCGTCAGAACAGTGTAGAACTAGATCTGTCAGATGAACAGCAACGGTTGATTGCATTTGAATGGGAACGTGCTCAGCGGCGTGTGCTGTTTAGTGTCAAACAAGAATACTCTTGGGCAATTAAAAATGGCATTGCCAAAGAACAGGCACGTGCTGTGCTACCCGAAGGACTTACTATTAGCCGTATGTACATGAATGGTACACTACGTTCATGGATTCATTACATTGAACTACGTGCGGCCAATGGCACACAAAAAGAGCATATGGAAATTGCAAGAGCTTGCGCTATAGCCATCACAGCAATCTTTCCAATGGTAGCCGACTTGGTTGCTAAAAACTAATCCTCATGCTATACTAGTGTATGGCAATAACAAGCACTTATCCAGACGAATACAAACAATGGCAACCCGAACAGGTTAAAATCATTGGAGGCAAGGCTGTAAAGTTTTGTGACGTGTGCGTACACCAGATACGTATGGGCGATGTAGACGATCCTGATTTGTATGTAGCACAACCTATATATGAATGGCAGGAATCAGATGCTGGTAAGTTCATCATGGAACATGCGGTAGAAAAACCTTATTGGACTCGTCAAGCAGATATTGCTAGTTACGGGCACTTGTATCGTATAATGGCAAGACTAAGTGAACAGGATCAAACTTTTTGGACATTGAAATGGGGCAACAGATGAAAATATTAGTAACAGGTGGACTAGGGCTGATTGGACACAATGTTGTACAACGATTAGAATCACAAGGACACGATGTTGTTGTTACTGACACACGCACCGACTATGGAATCATTCCGCACACTGAAATTGACTACTTGATGTCAGAACGTTTGAAAAAGATATCCGGCAACAACATCTATCACATTGATATCACTGATGCTGACAATCTTGATTGGTTAGTAAATAAACACCGGCCCGAAGTCGTCATTCACATGGCTAGTTTTCCCCGGCAGAAAGTTGTCAATGCTAACCCTGCTTGGGGCAGTCGTGTAATGAGTGAAGGCTTGATCAATGTTTGTGAGAGTGCCAAAAAACATCATGTCGGTCGTGTTGTGTACATTAGTAGTTCAATGGTGTATGGCGACTTTGAAGATCAAGTTGAAGAGGACTACAATTGCCGACCCATTGGCCAATACGGCATCTTAAAATTAACAGGAGAAGACATTGTCAAAGACTACCATCGTCGCGGCGCTTTTGATTACGCTATTATTAGGCCTAGTGCTGTATACGGCCCCTTGGATGTGGAGGACCGAGTTGTTGCAAAATTTATGCTCACAGCAATGCGAGGTGGCGTTCTCCGAGTTAATGGGGCAGGGGAGACGTTAGATTTTACCTATGTAGATGATGCCGCTGATGGTATTGTGGCTGCCGCAATTCTTGAATCAGCACGTAATGCTACATATAACATTACCAAATCACATTCAGTGAGTTTGTTAGAAGCCGCAGAAATGATTGTGAAGATTGTGGGCCAAGGTACTATCGAATGTTGTGACAAGGATGCAGACTTTCCCAGTCGCGGTGCATTAAATATCACGAAGGCAAGGACTGTGCTTGGATATGATCCCCAAGTGGATGTAGAAGAAGGATTCCAAAATTACTACAAGTGGCTAAGTGAATCTTCATACTGGCAAACTACTTTTTAAAGATAAACAAAATGAATGACTTAGAAACTGCATTGAAAAATCATGACTGGAGTCTTGCAGGATACAAGACCCGGCATAGTCTAGATCTCTTGATGAAAGAGAATCCAGAGCAAGCAACCGTATTGTGGGAACAGTATTGCCCGTGGAGCAATGCCAATGGTGGGTATATTGCCTGGGCAAAGAATGCATGAATACCGGACTTACAATCCCGTTTACTGGTTTAAAAAAACAGTATAGCAATCTCCGCACAGAAATTCTAGATGTGACTGACGAAGTTCTTCGCAGTGGTCAACTCATGAACGGCAACAACACTGTGGAGTTTGAAGCATGGCTTGCTCGAAAGAATCATGTGCGCTATGCTGTAACTTGCCATTCAGGCACACATGCACTTGAAATCTTAGCCAATTACTGGGCCATGGAATCTCCTGTGCCGCATCCTCCTACTGTGCTGATACCGTCAATGACCTATGTGGCCACTGCCAATGCATTCGTACGTGCAGGCTGGGATATACACATCATTGATACAGATGCGCAGGGTTTATTAAACACTAATTCAATACCAGCAGGACTAAGTTATCAGGCAATTGCAATGGTTGGGTTGTACGGTGCCGCAGTTACGCATCACGGTGATGTTCGCTCTTGGAATCAATGGATACAACATGATACTCTTATAATCGAAGATGCCGCACAACATTGGTTATCGGCTGACTGCACAAGAATAGGCAAAGGTGGTGCGGCAATTAGTTTTGATCCTATGAAAAACTTGGCTTGCTATGGCAATGGTGGTGCTGTTGTTACAGACAATTTAGATCTAGCAGAATATGCCCGAGCATGGAGAGACAATGGTAAACCTACACATCGCAATCCAGGAACTAACAGTCGCATGAGCGAACTGGACTGTGCGCACATGCTGGTTAAATCTCGACATATTGATCGCTGGCAAGCACGTAGACAAAAGATTGCAGATCATTGGCGTGATCGTTTTAAACACACAGACATACGGTGTTTGATCAACGATACCAATGCACACAATCATGCTGTTCATAAGTTTGTTATAGATGTCGATGGGCGTGATACGTTACGAGCAAATCTTGCACTGCGTAAGATTGATACACGAGTACATTATATAAACCCATTGCACGAACTACCGTTGTATAGAGCATATCCTGGCCCAGACATGTTGGCCGCAAGTTCTAGTCTTGCTCGTCGTGTGCTAAGTCTGCCTATCTATCCCGAACTAACAGACTTAGAAGTTGAATACATTAGCGATCAGGTTGTAGACTGCGTCGCATAAACGCATAACTGGCCAGCCAAGACCACTCGTAACTTTTCTTTAGAGCCGCAAAGTCGCCGCCTACTTCGTCGTAGTACTCTACTGCATCTTCTGCACCCCACTGACTCCATTCTGCATTTGGGACTTCGCCAGAATTACTGAGCCACATACGGAGTCGGTATTCACTTTCTACATCTGGCAGACTGGCCTTTAGTTTAAGCACTTCGCGGAATGCAGTGCGCCAGGCCATCCAAGGTGTTTCATTATAGTTGGCTACACCACTGAGCACGGGCACAACTTCATGTGGTTGATCCAGTGTAAAGTCTAATCCTGTTCCAACATTCTCCAACACCATTTTCTTATTGTAGGCAATCATAGCTTGGTGACCATATGTCAATCCATTCACAGGATTGTATGCGTGGAAGATGTAGTGCTTGGCCTGTTGCATACGATCAGGTTGCCATGTCCAGTCAAACTTGGGATCAACTTCTAGCTTGGCAAACACAGCAAAGAACCAAGGTGTTGTGCTTGACCTGGCGGCTGCTTGGTATGCTGCCACTCGACCGTTTACGCCTGCAGAATGATGTATGTGATTGCAGTCAAGCCCGTCTCTTTGTACTGATTGATATAACTGTTGTTCATGAAAACCAGCATACTTTTCGCCATTGCTGATAAACACAACGTCTAACGGATGTTCCTTACCTACACGTTGTGTTTTATTAATGTACGGGTAATCATATAACTGTGTACGAATATCACCTACTGCTACTCGCGGAACAATCACACTGGCAGCACCTTTACTCAATGGCACAATAGTTTTGGTTTCGGTGCGCCATAGTGGAACTGTGACTACATTGTCCGGAACATAATCAGTTGTGGTGAATGTGGCCAATGGACCTGACCATGTTGCGTTCTTGACTGCATCTACATGACTGTCTTCTGTGTGCTGTATCACAGGCATGGGCCTGCGTGGAACACGAATCTTGGGCACATAGTTTACTGAATACCATTCCAACAAGGCTTTCTTTTCTGCACGAGCCGCAAATGTAGGAACGTGCATGTAGAATGTATCTCCAAACTTTTGTTCATTGCTGGCAAACACATGCAACATTGTGCTTTGCCATTTTTCTGGGTGCCACGAAAAGTCAAAGTCAGTGTAGTCACAAATACTGCTACATACCCATACAAACTCATGCTCACCGACAAGACTTTTGGCTAAACGTACAAGTGTATCTTTATAGTTGTCAAAGTAACGTATGCGTTTGACGGTATTGGGAATGTTACCTGCACCACCATCCAAGTGATCAATCTCCACAATAGGAACTGTAGCAGTTTCAATTTTGATCTCTACATGCTCCAGGTACTTGGTTTCAGTTGCACCAGGTACATGATACTGTGGGCCACCGGTCTTTTGCCATTGTGTAGCAAACTGATAGATGTAAGCAGGTTCGCCAGGATCGGGAACCCAAGTGAAGTCCACGTGTTCTTCACGCACACCCTCAGGTAGCACCCACATTGTTTTGTTGGGTACTAGCGTGGCTCTAGGATAGTCTACATATTTGACAGGCAAACCTTCGTCCTCGGGTTCTGCACAGTAGCGCAACATGGGCATCTTTTCTGCTGGCCAGTGTTGATTTCCAAACACATATATCATGGGTGGCTCTCCTGGTTCTGGCTGCCAGGAGTAATCAAACTCGTAGTCGTGATGTGTAATATTGTCCCAGTGTAGCTGTGTTGCCCGCAGTTGAGCACGTGGGTAATCCATATACTTGCGTTCAGTGGCACCCAGAACAGTGTAGGTAACAGTGGGCATGATCTCTGCTGAATGCCACTGATTGCCAAACACATAGATGTAGGGCGGATCACCTGGGTCAGGAATCCAGGAATAATCCCAATCACAATCTTCTACTGTGTGCCATTTATTGTCTTGACGTACAGGTAATCTGGCTCGAGGATAGTCTACGTATTTGCGTTCAGTGGCATTGCCCACACGATATTCTACTGTGGGCATGATCTCTGCTGTGTGCCATTCGTTGCCAAACACGTATATGTAATCTGGATCCGTGGGGTCGGGTCTCCAGGAATAATCAAAGTCAGCAACATCATGCAACACATCAAAGTCTGCAGGGCTAGATGCTACTGTAGCCACAATGTCATCTACATACTTGATTTCTGTTGCGCCGGGTACTGTATAAACTATCGTGGGTTCTAATACTCCAGAATTCCATTGATTACCAAAAACATACACATAAGGAGGATCAAAAGGATTAGGTTCCCACGAATAATCAAACTTGCTCACTGCTAGATTATGTGCAAACAACTGTGGCTGCGATAGTCTAGTTGTTTTTAGATCCATGTACTTGCGTTCTGTCGCTCCAGGAACAACATACTCTACACTGGCTTTGTATTCAGGAAAGTTCCATTGATTACCAAACACATAAATGTAGGGCGGCTCTGCTGGATCTGGATGCCAGGACCAGTCCCAAGACTCTTGATCTATCGCTTCGTGTATTTTCCATGACTCTTCATTGTTGATTCTATGCAATACTACATCGGTGTGATAGTTTGTGTCTGTGTAGCCTACTGTAGGCACAAGGTATGTGCCCGAGTCTGGTTGGTGTTGACTTGCCCAAGCATGACGTTGATGTGCTTGCCAGGGCACTGGCTCCCAAAGAAAATCAAAGCCAGCGTAGTCCGATAAGTAATTTACAAACCAAAAGAAACGTGTACGACTCTGCTGTTGCGCTTGTTCAATGGTATCTACTGCCTGCTCATGCGCAAACAAATTGGGCTTTTTTCCAGAATAAAATACATCAAACATGATAAGAATAGACGAGATTTATAATAATACTTTTTGGCCTTGGATAGAAAAAAATCTACCAGGTACGAGATTGTTTTTTTGTGATCCACCGGGAAGAACCAACCCGGATGCTTTATTTAACTTGGGCAGTGATGACATTGTAGAAACCGACTATGTGTGGATGCATGATCAAGAACCGTGTTGGATAGATGAATATAAACCATTGTTCGACGAGGTAAAAATGCGCAATGTCGACATAGGCAGACGCTGGAATGAAGACAAAACTAAATGGACTGAAGTATTTCCTAAATCAGTAGGGCACATAATTGTAAGCGAACATGGCGAGTATGTTGAACGTCTGTGTGAAACATACGGATGGAAAAGTCACTATTATTTTTACCACGGGTGGGCTTGTCAAGACTGGTTCCGTGGGTATGATAAGTCATTCTTGATTCCTCGTGCAAGAGATCGTGCGCCCACCCGGACTTTTATGAGTCCCAATCGTATTGTAGGCGGCAAGCGTGATCATCGTGTGTTGTTTTTGTATAATGTATTCAAACAAGGTTTAGAACATAACTATATCAGTGTGCCACGAGTATGCCAATACGAAAACGTTGACATAAGTGTTGTGGCCAACAAGTATTGTAACACATATCCAGACATTTCGCAAGTGTTTGAACAGGCCGCATTACCAAGATTGTTTGCAGGAGAAGAATCGCAACAAATGACCAGTTGCTGGCTAGGTAACTATGCAGAAGCACAAGACAGTTTGGTATATGTTCCTACCGAAACTGTATACTTTGGACGCAGAACACACATAACAGAAAAAACATTCAAAGCAATTGCATTAGAAATGCCATTTGTATTGGTTGCACCTGTGAACAGTTTAGAGTATATGCGCAGTTACGGATTTAAAACTTTTGATGACATATTTGATGAGACATATGATACTGAAACTAACGACGTACTACGTGTGGAAAAGGTCGCTCAATTACTAAAAGATCTAGACAATCAAAGCGAGCGAGAGCGCCAATCAATACATCGTGCGTGTTTACCTATTGTGGAACACAACTTCCGCCATTTTTACAGGGGTGGCCTGACAAACGTATTATGGCCAGAACTAACTGGCATGCTCCATGGACTACGCAAATAACTTCGTTGCTGACCGCGTAGTTCGTAACAAAGCATATCCTGCACTGGCACGTTGGCAGGCACAACCTTACACTGCAGAATGGCGTGAATTTGTACAGCATTGGCCCAACACAGTTCCTGCTGAGTTGTATGAACATTTCAACACACACGGCATCAAGTACAAGTTATCTGACCTTAGCAATCTTACAAGTGGTGCTTACTACACAGTAGGACTAGGCTTTTTTAACTTTGATGTTGATTACTTTGCCTTAATGACTGAGGTAGTACGACGTCAATTACGGCGAGAAGAACTGACTGTGCTGTTTTACTATCACGAAGGTGACAATCCATTCCGTATTAAAGATCGACTAGATGAACTGTGTCAAAATCATTTGCTGCCACCCTGCTGCTATCGGTTTGTCAGTGGCAATACTGCGGCCGAAGGTATTCCTGGCTTTGCATATTTTCCAGATCACGAACTTCTATACTGGCATCGTAATCAAGCAATACCCCCAACACCTGTACACACCAATCGGCGATTGCGTGACTTTACCGTATTAAGCAGAACACACAAATGGTGGCGGGCCACTGCGATGACAGACCTACATCGTACAGGGTTGTTGAACAACAGTTACTGGAGTTATAGGACAGACGTTACTACAGACGAAGCCGAAACTGACAATCCCATCGAAGTTGACACACTTGAAATCAGGACAGATATCAACCAGTTTTTAAGCAACGGTCCATACAGTTGCGATGCACTTACACACGAACAACACAACGATCATCACCTAATAGAAACCAATCATTTTACAGATAGTTACTGTAATATAGTATTGGAAACACATTTTGATGCAGACGGATCAGGTGGTGCGTTTTTAACTGAAAAAACATTCAAAGCCATCAAACACGGTCAACCTTTTGTTGTAGTAGGATGCCCAGGATCCTTGTCCGCATTGAGAGAGTTGGGTTATCGTACATTTGATCATGTCGTAGACAACAGTTACGATACAATACAAAACAACACAGAACGGTGGATTGCGGTACGATCAGTAATAGCACAACTAAAGTCACAAGACCTACACACATGGTTTGAATCTTGCCGATCAGATGTTGAACACAACCAACAGTTATTTTGTAGCACAAAAGCCCACAGATTAAATACTCTATTAGAAAGAATACACAATGATTAATTCCTACACCAGTTGGCAACCCTTAGAAGAAGTTATTGTGGGTCGTGCTTACAGTCCAGACTATTTTGACTTTATTGACAATCCGCAGGTGCGCAATCAACTACAACAAATTCTAGCCGAGACTGAGGAAGATTTAAACAACCTGCAAAAGACCATCGAAACCTATGGTGCCCGTGTACGTCGTCCTAATTTGCCTCCTAAGGATCAATTTGTGTGGTGGCAAACAGAAAACGGTGGTGCACCTTTGCCTCCGTTGACTCCACGTGACTGGCAAATCAGTCTGGGTCAAAAGTTACTGCGTGTGTTACCAATGGAAGAACTTGATGATATTTGTGCAGATTATGCTGACCAGGTTGTCAGTCCCCATAATGGACGTTGGGATGCTGACTGTATCTTAAATCAAGCAAGTGCCAGTTGTATTGTGCGTGTAGGGCGTGACATATTCTTTGACAACAGTGATTATCTAAAGCCAGAACAAACACGTTGGATTGTGGACAATTGTTTAGGTCCAGAGTATCGCATCCACGAAGCAGTGACAGACGGGCACGGCGATGCTGTGTTTGCTATTCTCAAGCCCGGTGTTATCTTGTCTAGCAAGCACGATGTCAACTTAGATCTTGCCAAGGACTTTCCAGGATGGGAAGTGCTAAAGATTTGGGATAGCAGTATCTGGGCAGCCATGGAAATAGGCAAGTTCAAGTACGAACAAAGTCCAGGAGCATGGTATGTGCAAGGACAAACCCCCACACAGGAGTTTACAAAGTTTGTTGACACATACTTGAACAAGTGGACCGGCTTTGTTGCCGAAACAGTGTTTGATGTCAATTGTTTAGTGCTGGACGAAGAAAACGTTATCTTCAGTGCGTACAACAGAGATGTGTTTGATTTCTGTAAACGGCATCGTATCAATCCAATCATTAGTGAACTGCGACATAGTTATTTCTGGGACGGCGGCATCAGTTGCTGTACACAGGACTTGACACGCCGGGGCGGCTTAGAAACATATCTATAATGTTTGTTATACCAATTGCTAATCAGCACTCCTACAATTCAATACCGCGCAATGCAGATTTAAAATTAAAAATTGACAATCACTGCAATGCGCCCAGTCGCCAGTTGGTTATAGACTGGAAAGGTGATTGTTTTGTATGCGGTTGTGAAGCATGGTTGCCAATCAGTGTAGGACAAATTTCAGACTTTGATTCATTGGCCAGTGTATGGAACAGTAATACAGCGGCGGCATTACAAGCAGACATTGATTCAAAAGCATATACACATTGTGCGGTTGATCGGTGCGGTGTAGTACATGCTAGTAAGATAGATAACACACATGTGATCAGCATCAACGTTGACGAAAGTTGTAATCTACGTTGCCCAAGTTGCAGGCCTGCGGCAATAATGATCAACTCTGGCGACGAGTACGATCGAAAACTAGCACAGGTACAACACATACGTCGTTTGTTAGAAGAATTCAAAGAACCCTGTCACATTGTAATGAGTGGCAACGGTGATCCACTGGCCAGTGCTATTATGCGTCCATTGATACGAGAATTTCGTCCTGGGCCCAATCAAACTATTCGGTTGTTTACCAATGGCCTGTTATTAAAAAAACAATTAAATGATTCTCCCATACTTGATCACATTACACAGTATTTTATCAGCATAGATGCAGGCTCTGCTGATGTATATGAACGTGTGCGTCTAGGAGGACAGTGGTCTCAGTTGATTGCCAACTTAACTTGGTTGCAAGACACTGCTAAACGTACAGGTGCAGAAGTACTGTTAAAGTTTGTGCTACAACAAGACAACTATCAAGACATGCAGAACTTCTGTCGACTATGTGTTGATATGGGGTTTGATGGTGTTGTTAATCGTTTGGAGGATTGGGGCACATGGGTCAATTATGCTGAACATGATGTGATCAGCAATATCTCTCATCCAGACCATTCAGCAGCCATGCACTGCTTGTCTAATACTTACAACAAGTATGCAGGACGTATACAGTTTAATCCTAGTCTATCAATGCTAGCCACGGAAATAACTCCGGCCAGTTAGTTCCGCGCCGGCGATCTATTTCAGTCAGATAAACTTTCAAATCAGCAATACGTTCTGCGTTGCGCGGTCCTGCCACAATCTGTTTCATAATGCCACGCATGTGTTCTTTAGCACTGACTTCGCTGGGATTGCCTTCTCGCATTGCAGCCAGTAAACGTGTAAAGTCCTGGTCAAATACACCTGGTCCAAATATGTCTGGAACCATTTCGGGCGGGGTCATTACACTCATAAAACTGTAACTGATAGGATTCCATGGATTGCGACGATCGTTCCATTCGTTTATCTTTTCCACTAGCTCAGGTGCTGTTTTAATTGTCAATGCTGACACTGCACTGTTCACGCACATCACAACCCAGTCTTTATCCAGTAGATATTCCCAGTTTTCTGTCCACTCAGCCAAGTCTAGTCCCCACCGCACATACTCTTCTTGTGGTCCCCAGGCATCAATTGATCCTGTAATCTGCAATCTTTTTAGTGCGCCGGCTTCTACCATCTTGCCAAATCGATCAATGTAGGCTCGGAACTTTTTAGGAGGTACCTTTAGATTGGTAATAATGTTAAATGTGAGTTCTGGATTGGGATGACTTTCCCAGAAGTCCATGCTGATGTCAAACTCATCCTGGAAGAAAGGCTCGCCACCCAGTATTTGATAATAGCGTATGTGTTTGTAACGATCTTTCTCTTCAAGGTAGCGCCAAAAGTCTGCTAACATGCGCTCATAGTTGGGATTAGATTGTGTGTTGTGCCCAAAGTTTACATTGCCTTGTGTAAACACACCAAATCGTCGGTTCTCTTCTTCCCATTTTGTACTAAAGTGACTGCCGCAATACAAGCAGGCCATGTTGCATACATTGTTGAAATATACTTCTAATATGGTAGGTACAACTTCCAACGTGGTTGGATCTTCAAACAACTCATGCGGAGTACGATCATGGTCATGACGAGCATGCAATTGATATTGTCTATCGCTCATGCCGCCGGCTGTTTCAATTTTCTCACAGTATTGACAACCACCTTGTGGCCATTCGCCACGCAACATCATTTGCCTGGCTTCTATTTTGTTTGGCAGGTTATGAAAACTTTCAAAATTATCCGGAGGTATGGGTTGTTGGTCTGTGCGATGGCAACTAGCACTTGTGCCTTGATTTAAGTACACAGTACTCCATGCCCACTTGAGCAAGCATCCTGTGTCTGTTTTGATTGGAAATACTTGTTTATCAGTCATGAGCAGACTTTTACTCCGTATAATTGTTCAAATCTATCTGCGTCTGCACGATCATTTACCATGGGTTCACCACGTATGTTAAGACTTGTGTTAAGCAACATGGGACAACCTGTGTTCTTGTACCATTCTTCTAGCAGTTGTCTTATTCCGGAGCCATCCTTGGGAACAGTCTGTACCCTACTAGTGCCATCCCTATGAACGATAGCAGGAAATATGTGAGGATGCCTACAGCGAGCGATGACTTGCATATACCTACTGTTATGGAAACCACAAGGCATATCAAAATACATATCAACATGCTCCTCCAAAATGACTGGCGCAAATGGTCTGAATTGCTGTCGTCTTTTAATATCATTTACACGGTCCTTTATGTCTGCACCACGCGGGTCTGCTAATAAACTCCTATTGCCGAGAGCCCTAGGGCCAAACTCAGCACGACCACTAGCAACACCAACAATTTTATCGCGTAGTAAGCAAGATACAATATCAGCAACAGGATAAGCACCTGGAATAAGACAACCCAAATAGGCGTTTTTCCAATGTATCTGTTTTCCGTATGCAAGTGCTGCCGCGCCCAAACTACTGCCAGCGTCACCAGGACAAGGCATAATCCAAATATTATCAAAGTATTCTCCCAGGTTGCGGTTAGCACTACAGTTGAGAGCAACACCGCCCATGTAGACTAAATTGTTACTCCAGCCAAAGTCTCTAGCTCTGCGCATCACACTGTTGATCAGCTGTTCTGCTATGGCCTGTGCACCTGCGGCAATATCAAACTCAGTTAAATCTTGCAGGTATTGACTGTCTATTCCTGTGTGTAGATTTTCACAAAAGCGTATGGTGTCTACATCTTCTACCAATGCTTGCATTTTAACAGCGTGACCAGCATTGCCATATGCGGCCATGCCCATCAAGATATATTCTTCGTCTAGTGGGCGTAGGCCAACGCTGCCAGTAGCCGCAGAGTAGAACAATCCAATTGAATGTGGATAATGTTGTGTCCAAAGTTTTTTATACTTTGCCATGCCTGATCGATCATATTCTGCTCCCCAGATAGTTACGGTGTCTAATTCGCCGATGGCATCAATTACAACCACTGTGGCCCTGTTATAGGGGCTGGATTGGAATCCTGCGGCGGCGTGACTATGATGATGGGACATATATTTTCTAGGGCATCGTAGTAGTTGCTGCCGATGAACAGTATCAGATAGATGTTTATGCAAATACTGATCCAAAGTAAAATTCCCAAAATCAAAGGCTTCCTCATATTGTCCCGAATATAGTTGTTGTAGTTTTTTGACCCACGGACGTTCATAGTATGCAATCACATCCGGAGTTGCGTATGACATTGCTTCTGCAATGATCGAATCATTTAGGTGTGCATCGTTTTTGTTTTTGCTGTAGCGTTCAGCATGGCCAGCAAAAAGTACACTGCCGTCAGACTGAATTACACTAACAGCGGCATCGTGAAACCCAGCACTGATACCCAAATATGTTTTCAAGTTCATTTGTAGATAAATGGATCTCGCTTGCGTAGTTCTTTTAGTTTCTTACGATAGCGTATTTCTAAACGAATACGATTGTATAAATTTTTAATCCAGTTCATATCATGTCCTTTGTATTATTTTAATTTGTTGATCTGCATAATCTGCATCTGTCCAGTTATAACTGTATGTAGCTGTTGCATCACTTGTGCGTATTTTATACACATCAAGATGGCTTCCTAATTGAGCCCAAATGTCTACATAGTTATCTGTTCCAAAACTACGGATCAAATCTACCTGTGCCACTTGTGGGTGACCGATAGTAAGACTTTTGTCCTCTGGATCAAACCCATTCGCCAGTAACCAGGTACGGAACTCTTGTAATTTTTTAATTTGCCAATCATATGATCCTGGGTCACGGCCCCATTCGATATCAAAGTCGCCAGCGGCTTCAGTTTGTGTGCGCAGTCCTGTAGTAACCAGCTCGCTAACACGCGAATCCTTACCTTCATCATTGAACACTTCCCAGTGATGTTTGCCAACCGCTTTATTTACGCCCAAATAAACACCACCTAGCTTTCTGTTAATAGTTTCAATGCCAAACAGTTCGTAGTCTTCGGGTTCCAATGCAAAACGAGGTGCATTTAACCAACACATCAATTGACTGGGCCGGCGCCAGTCTGGAGCACGTACAGCCTTGCGCATGCTCAACACTAGGCTTTCATATTCGTGACACAGCAAGTTTAACTGACGTATGTGCCAGCGTGTGGTAGGATCTGCTTGTGTGTAGTAATTACTAATGCCACCACTCCATCCTTGCAGGTCTTCAAAATACCTGTGCAGATTGTTCATCTTTTCATGTACCACATCACCAGCAGTATGACTGGATCCAATCACTCCTGGCTCAATGGTATTTTCTACAGTGAAAGGATTGCAGTCAATTTGATAACCAATGCCACTTTGATTAATACAATCAATACTAGAATTAATTTGCTCACAAAGGTATCGTGCATTACGTTCACTTTCAGTCCATCCTAACCAACAGTAATTCTTTTCTAAATGCAAATCATTTTTTATGATGTCATTTAGTGCAGCCATCCAACGACGGCTTAGTGTAGTGTCATCTACATCGATGTGTACAGTGAGCAGACTATCATTTCCGCGTAGGTCTATTTCTATATGATCAAGCAATTTTTAACCACCATTCTAGTATATCTTTTCTTGTGCTCAATATGTCTGTCATTGTGACTTTTTGAGTGCGTATCTGTTCCAATTGTAACACACGAGACTTGCCTTTTGCAAGACCTTCCAAGTACTGACTAGGCCATTGTTCGTCGAATGTGGGACGATTTTTTAACTGTGCCAGCACATCGTACATTGCTCCGGCAGGACACTTTGCTAACAATTCGTCTACCCAAGGATACAACAGCTCACGTGGCAGTGCAAGTGGACTCATCACAATGTCCGGGGTGAAGCTGAAAATTACCTTGGCCAAGATATCTGTGTCAGTTTCCTGGGCAAGTCGCACAATGTTTTCCACTTCAAACATGCCGGGCAGAGTCAGTGTGAAATCAATTCTTACTTGACGTCTATGTTTACCAGCTGCCGATGCTCGGTGATAGTTATTTAACCAAGCGGTATAGTCAAGTCCAGTTCTAATGTACTCACCAATTTCACCTGTGCCGTCAATACTGGCACAGATCTGCCAATCACGCAGGCCGGCCAAAATATTATCAAATAGATCAATGCCTTTGTAATTGATGCGAGACAGATTGGTGTTGTATCGTGCATACACTTGGTGGCCATCGCCGAGATCCACAATACGTTTCATATAACGCCAGTGCTGTTCGTACATGAGTGGTTCACCACCGACCCAGTACACTTCTTCTACGCGATGTTCTTCCACTGCTTGAGCAAATTCTGCTTCCACCTGTTGGTCTTGAAACTGGGCAATGTCTTTTCTGACGTCGGGTTTCATCCAGTTGTTTTTGGGATTGGACCAGTTGATCATATCGTGCTGCCGTTGTTCACTTTCCCAAGCCGAACTCAGCATGTCACCACAGGTTCTACATTTGAAGTTGCAAAGATTGCTGAATCTATAGTCCCAACTCACAGGTTTTACTGTGGTGAACCCGGTGTCGTCAGTAGCGGCCATGGCTGCTTCGTACTTGTGCCCAAACAGTTGATTAAAGTAACTGCGATAAACATCAGTGTTCAGCAGTTGACTGTTGCAAACATCACATTCGGGCAGGGTTTCGCCAGCTATCATTCTGCGTCTTACTGATCGCATGTGATCACTGTTCCAATGTTGATCTAATGTAACGGGAGTATATTTGCCAGAGCCTGCAGATGTGTCGATATACTGTTCAAAACTCTGCGCAGGTTCTCTTGACGCACAACACATGCGCCGTTCTGTTTGCGGACTTAGATATGTGTGTGTCCACGGCGCCATGCATAGTGTGTCAGGCTTTGTTGTAGTCATAGTCAATCAATGCCGCAAACTCCGGTGCTATCTGTGCTAAGTTTTGTTTTCGTTTGTAATCAAGGTCGCGCAGGTTCATGCGCAACAACTGTCCGTCTAGACTGTTGCCACGATTCATAAATTCTGCCGCACTAACAAACTCTTTAAGTACCTTAGGCGGAACATTTGCTGTTGTTAGTTTTGTAGTAATTTCTGCTTTGGCCGACTCTGGCAATGTACTGATGCTAAAGTAATAGGCATCGTGCATCATGTTCCAATAGATAAAATCAAATCCCTGTTGTATTAACCAATTGGCCACTGTTTCGAGATAGTACACATTGAATACATTGATGGTGCAACAGGCCTGTAGCGTAATATTACTGTTACGACTGCGCAGTTGACGAAAACGCTCTACATTTTCAACCACTTCCGACCACACAGCATTGGTACGCTGGTATTCAAACCGTTCTTTGACGTCGTCAATGCTGATGGCAATTTCAACATTTTTAAAATGTTTCCAGATCTCTTCGCCGTCGTCTGGGTACTGTGTGCCATTGGTATTGTAATGTATTTCAACTTGTGCCGCACGACCTGTGTCTACTAGTTTTTGTAGCAGTTGGAAATGCTCTCGAATCATAAAGGGCTCGCCGCCGGTAAACTCAATGTAGCGTATGTTGTCCAGGTGCTGATCTAGGTCTGTCCAGAACTCTGCACTTTCTCTTGGCCATGCACCGTCCTTGAGCATTTGATAAGCAAAATTGCCACGAGTGTCTTCTGCACGATTGTATTTGATTTCTTCTGCGGCAAACTGGCTACTGCTCCACGATCCACAAATTCGACATTTTAAATTACAAATGTTGCCTAGTTTAAGATCAAGGAACATTAATGGCATTGCATCCGTGCTCCACGAAACATCAGCATCAATCATGTGCTTGAGCCTATCTAGCGTGTGCATACGTTTGCTAGTGCGTCCTGCACGTTCTTCGTTCCAGCAACGACGGCAATTCTGAGGCTTTTTACCAGCAAGAAAGTCTTCACGTAACTTTTTCATTGCGTTGCTATTCTGTATTTCAATCAATCCAGTTGACGCTAGTTTATATTTGTTTCCGTTATCATCGGTAACTTCGTCCATGGCCAAACAGCAAGGACGTACAGTTCCGATGGGACTAGCCTCTAGTGAGATCCAAGGTAACACACAAAAAGTGTCATGTGGTATGTTCATTTAATCGCTCTTAATTCTGGTAGTATGTCAATTACATTTTCTTTTCTGAGGCTGTCAAGTTCGTGTGTCTTGCGCCAGAAAGTGTCAAGCAAATGTGTGTTATCAGTGCTGTTCATAAATGTAATGGCACTTTCAAATCCCACAGTGGCACGATTTAAATGGTCCAATGGTCGTAGCCATTCTAAATGCTGTTCATACTTGTGTTGTATTCGTTGTTTGTACTCTGCAGGTGCAATGTCGATACGCAAATATTCAGGATCTTGTAATATGTTTACATTAAGATCTTGAGGCGTTAACAGACCTTTCTCTACCCAGTCTTTGTGGAAGTCAGGAAGATGCAATGCATTCATAATACTAAGTGTAGGACTAATATAAAAGTCTACTTTAGGACATATTTCCATCATTTGTCTGCGATTTGATTCTACTACAGCCCAGTCTGTACCTTTGCGTATGTACTCGCCACGAGGTCCAGAAGCATCTAAGCTGGCACCAACTGCTACACTGTCGAACTTGCGCCAGTAATCAAACACTGTACGGTCTTTAAGACGTGTCTGTGTAAAGTTAGTATTGTATATTAGTCTAACATCAAAACGTCCACGACGTTCTAGTTCTTCTAGAATTAAGTAGTGCTCTTCCATCATCAAGGGCTCGCCGCCAGCAAAGTAAATTTGCTCTACATGATCGATATGCTCAACCAGTTGTTCCCACAGGTCAGTAGCATAACGTCCAGCATAGTTAAGTGGTTTATTCTGGCTTGCCCATGCAGGTCCTGCTAATTCTGTTTGATCTTTGTACCAACTTGAACTAAAGATATGCCCACAACTACGGCAACTTAAATTGCACAAATTGCTAAACCGCAGATCCCAATAGGTCATTTCAAATTGATCAACCTGCCCAATGTCATTGGTATTGCCTACTCGATCGATATGATGCCCGTGGTGCTTGTTGGCACTTTTACGCCCACTGAAAAATCCGGATTCTTCCTGTTCGTAACAACGGCCGCAGGTAGGATTGGACGTTTCGGTCAACATGTCAACTCTGAGTTGTTTTTGTTTGGGACTGTTCCATATTTCTGCCAGTGTGTTTGATCTGCAGTTGCCAATTTGGCCCACACCCATTTCGGCATGACAGCAAGGATATGTTTCGCCTGTGGGATATGCGTGTAAGTGTATCCAAGGGTAGATACAAAATGTTTTGGAATCTTTTAATAAAAATTCTTCACGTTCTGAAAGTTCTGTTGGATGTACTAAATCTGTTGAATTATATTTGTATTGAGTCATACCATGTTGATAATGTTACGTCTATCGGATAACTGTCTTTAAATGTATCTTTAAAACTTTTTCCGCGGCGTTGGTCGTACTGAGTGTAAAACTGCTTAAAGTCATTGTGTAACTTAGGCATATCAAATGCGTCGGAATGCGGAGTTTTTACCACATCTAAATAATCAATTAATCGCTGTAGGTGATTAATCTCGTGTTCGTGCAGTATGTCTGGAACCGTTTTCCAACGCTGTAAGAAATTAGATAAGTCAAGCATATGACGTGTAAGCAACGCCCGGGGCAGTACCAGTGGACTTTGAAAACTGGGAAATCTCAATATATTTAATGTAAAGTTAACACGTTCACGACCATACTTTGATTTAAGTTGTACTACATAATGCAGTAATATTGGCAACGTGGTCAAGCACAGTGCATTAATGGTGGCCATTACGTGTACAGCACCCACGTGACTGTCTAGCAATTTAACTACATTTTTTTCCCAGGCAGGATAATCTAATCCATCGCGAATATATTCAGCGGCAGCGCCAACTGCTTCCATGGATGTATAAATTTCTACATCTAGTCCTTGAGTGCTTTCAATAAGTCTATCTACATCAACATCGGCACCAAGATTTGAATTGATTGCTAGTCGCGTAGTTGATCTACCGGGATTGTTCTTAAACCAATCAATTAATTTCCATGTTTCCGCACTCATTAGCGGTTCACCGCCGGTGATTCTCAGTTCTTGGAGTGTGCGGTGGAGATCAGTTTCCCACCATTTAAAAAACGCTTCAACATAGGGATTCGTTTCGCCAAGCCGGTATAGTTGACTGCTAGCGTGAGCATGAGTAAAATGGTTACGCCCATCAGACACCAGGCCGACATATGGTCCGTTTCGCTTGATATCATTAACCCATGTGCTACTGAAAGCAGGGTTACAGTAGCTACAAGCAAATTGGCAAGTGCGGTCGAACGCAATTTCAAGTGTGCGAAGATTGACATCTTCTGTGTGTGGGGTTTGGTGTGCTTCATTCAATGCCTCTATAGGATAAATTTTACTTTTGTATACACGGTCAGATACTGCATCCTTGCCCATGTCTTCTATCTTCCAACAGTATTCACAACCTGTGGGACGTTTTCCTTCCAGCATCAGTCGTCGATCATCTTTTTTCTTTGCAGTGTTATGTAATGCAGATGGATTAATTTTTAATTGTTCAACATCGATTGCGTGTGCTGGAGGATGATGACAGCTGGTGGTCTGGCCCGAACCTAGCCATATGGTGGCATTGTACCATTTGGCCGCACAAAAACTTGCACTCTTGGTGTCTAAAATTTCATGTTTAAAATCTAAATCGTTCATTGATAAATTGTTGGAAACGGTCAGGGAATTCTTTGCGAGTTTGTGTGCGCACTTCTGCAAGATGTTGTTGATTGTATTTACACACATTATAGCATTCATTTAGAAAACTTGCAAGATCTTGTTGGCATAAATCGTCAACTATCATTGCTATTCGTTCCATTCGATCTTGATGATTATCAATAGAATCAAAACTTTCATCAATCACATGTCCAAATGTTTGAAATCCCAACTTGTGTATATCTCGATAAAATCCCACACTGGTGGCACAGATCCACGGATGCCCCATGGCCAATGGTTTGGCAATTTTTTCTGTTCTAAAACTATAAGGATATTCAAACACAGTCTCAGTTACCAAACTAAAGTAGGTGTCAATATACGGAGCAGGTTCTAAATAAATTTCGCCCCATTTACTGCCAAACAGTTCGTTCTTGGCAAATTTGTGTGGGTAGTCGAGCACAATACTATTATCTTTGAATGATTCAAATTCATATTCTGAAGGCAAGTGTTTAATAGATGCAGTTTTTCCCAATAGATCTTGCCTGTGTTCTGTTAGTGTAAAATGCCTGCTGCCACCGCCACGGCCATCTAACAGTGTCCAAAGTGCATGATCCAACAGATTCATTTGTCGAAATCTTTCAAGCAGATATTTTCTATGTGATCTTGCTCGTCCATTTAGAAATAAAAATTTGTAGGGTTTGTTGTGTTTAGTAAAGATTTCATCAGTACGTTGTTGTGCCTGAATGTTTTCATCATAGTCCAAGATGTGTGTAATAAAATGTTCGTGCAATAGATATGGATATCGAGATTCCATCTCGCCTCCAGTCAGCAACAATAGTTGACCTGACAGTACCAGGTCCTCAATCTTTAGCACATGCAATTGATCCAGTATAGTCTTAGAACCTTCGGCGCTGTTGCCAAATATCACAGTTATGGTTGGATCCTGTGTCATTGTTCTGACACGGTCTGTGTGTTCTACCATTTGCTTACGGCCTAATAGATAGATTGAATTGGACTGCGTTTCGTGCAGGCCCAAATCCCAGAATTCATCATCCGAGTAAGGTTTCATTATGTTGTAAACCTCGCTCATTGTGTCGATAATAAATTTACGATTGCCGAGCATGATACTCACATTCTGCCCACCAGGCACGCATTTCAGGAAAAGCAGTTAAAAAGTCTGTTCCTCTACGCCGATCATGTTCATTGAAGAATCGATAAAAATCTGCTTTAGCAATTGAATTATCCTTTCGTTGTCCTTCACGCATCCAGGCAATATCACGTTCAATACGTTGCACTTCGTAGTCTTTAAATCCGTGCAACAGATTACTGTCAGACACCATGTTGGCCAACATATAATCACGTGCATGTTCTAATTGTTGAGCATAGCTTTCTGGAAGTATTTGTAAACTTTGCCAAGCAGGCTCACGTAACACAGGGGTGTCAAACCACACACGCTGGTATGTTTTGGAATATAGTTTGCGTAAGTTTAGTATCCACTCCAACAAAGGTTGTAATCCTGTTACTGTTAAATTATTCATTGTAACAATAAACGTCAAACTATTACGATAAGGAATATCTTGTAGGAACTCCACAACGTTTCGAGCCATACGATTGTAATCTAATCCGTGACGTATGTATTCTGCTTGTGGTGCTACTCCAGAGTCTAAACTAACATACTGCATGAAGTGTTCGATGTTGGGTGTACACAAACGCTTTACATAGGATATGTACTTTTTAAACAGTTGATCTTCTACACTAAAGTTTGATGTTACATTTAAGTGTAGTTTGGGACTAGGATGCTCTAATACATAATCAAACACTCTGTATGTATTCTTGTCCATCAGTGGCTCGCCACCGGTCATACGGAAATGTTCTAGCTGTGGATACAGCGTAGGCCACCAGTCCCAGAACGCATCTACATAAGGATTGTCATCGCGTACCGGTATTGGTTTGCGATTGCCTATAAAATGCTCCGGAGCATTGTGCGGCTTGGAGGTAGGAAAGGCGCCGTGTCGCTCCACTTCCTCGCCCCAGCTAGAACTAAACTGCGGTGAACAATAACTACATTTTAAATTACAAGCGTGATTAAAATTAACTTCTACATAACTAGGAACAACATCATCTTCGTTTCCAGTGCTATTTTTAATTTTTTCAAAGTCTACTGCGGCCCAGGCCTCGCCGGAACGATAATGCCGGTCACTCAGTTTGCCTAAGTCTTCCATGTTCCAACAATACTGACACTCAGTGGGCTTTTCGCCGCGAATCATCATCATGCGTTGTTGCTTTTTATGCTCAGTGTTATGTATGCCGCCTGGGCGTTGCAAATCGTTGGCAGAGATCGGATGTAGTGGCGGATGATAACACGAATTATTAAGACCGGTGGGTAGATGTAGACTTACCTGTTTCCATTTAGCCAAGCACAACGAAGGACCAAGATCCTCTTTCATCTGCTCTGCCAGACTCATAAATTTACTTTGATCGCCGTTGCTCATTGTTCTATTAGATGTGTTAAGGTATTATATAGATTAGTTGTGCCGTCCGCATTTAAGTGTCCACATGGCAACCGATGTGAAGATATTACGTGCGGGTAATGCATATCACAGGCAACTTTTCTAGATTCCCAACTGAAGAATACTGTTTGTTTGCCGCGCTGTGCTGCCAATGCCGCAGTATTGTCTATTAACATATCACTTTGTTGATTCCAATATGTTACATCAAATAAACTGTAGAGGGACCGATGTAAATCTTGATAACTTTGTTCTATTAATCTGCTGTCTAAAGTGTGTGGCAATTCTACATGTTCTCTGGTGGCTAGTAAATCAATGTCAAGATTGTGGTATTTTAAGTGCCACCGCGAACTAAAGGTCCATCCTACTACTAATAAGTCGCAAGAATCTATGTTGTTGTATAGGTCTAACGAAATAGCCAAATTGCTTTTGCCTGGGCGTGACAAATTAACTACTTCATACCCAGACTCAACAAAGTGTTGCTCTAGTGTTTGATTTTGTAGCAAATTAAGTCCATAGGTAAAACTACACCCATCTAACAGCAATCTTTTTCGCATTACCAGCCTTCTTGCTTTCTAATCACATCAATTTCACGTGTCATGACACCTTGATTGTGCCAGCCGCTACGATAGTGATGTTTGAAAAATTTACTGGCTTCTTCTTCATACCAGACCATCGGCAAGTCTAACTGTGTGCTTAACTCCTCAGCTACTCGACCTAACAATAGTTCCGGCTCAGTGTCTTTAACTGTATCCCACAACTCATTTAACGAATCAAACCATTGCACTTGTTTGTGATCCCAATTGGTCAGCATGGTCATGTATGTGCCCATTCTTGCACCGGCGATGGCCCAAACTCCGTGTTCGGCATCACGTCCTACATTGTGCCACACAGTCAAGTTGTCTAGGTTGCGTTGGTGCACACGGTCCTTGAACTCTACCACAGTGGGACGCACACCTTTGTTTAAACACATCTTAACACCTTCACGGAAACCGGCACGCCATGCATGGAACGCTGAACCATTGGGATATGTTGTACTATAACAGTCGTGCATGGCCCAGTATAAAGGATCAAAACAAAACTCTACTTCAGTGGCTGCTGTGCCATCTGTGTTCTCATGTGTTTTCATTTCATTGACAAATGTACGTGTCCACGAACTCATGCCACCATTGCCATACATGAGTCCGTTGATGTTGTTACACGCTCTCCAACGGAACACAGCACGTTCATAGTCGGCGGTGGGAAACGTTAGTGTTTGATTAAAGAACTCTGGGTACGGCATGTTATCGCCGTCGATCAAAATAAAACGTTCTGTTTCACTTGCGGCTGCGGCAGCTTTGTGTGCGGCATCACTGCCCTTAACTCCGTCAACACGTTTTGCCCAAGGCACCATGTTGCGAATCTTTACCCAAAACTCTTCCTTCTGTGGTTCGTCGTATGTTAAGTAGATGCAGTCTAAGTCTGCTACATCAATTTGATTCATTTGATTTTAAACTCCATTTAATATGCGGTTGGTCTTCTGCAACAACAACAGAAACATTGTCAATTGAACATGGTGTTCCGGTTGTGCTGGGTTTTAACTTGCTGACGGGTCTTTTGTACACAACAGGCACTAGTTTGCCGTCAACAACTCGAACATTGGACCTACTGCGTTGATATGTTTCTGCATCAATCTCTATATAATTACCTGGCAAGTGTTCCATGCTGTAAGATACTGGCTCGCCTCGCTCATTGTAGTACAACCTAAAAAAGATAGGCACAGGTTCTGGCACAGGCTCTGCTAGTGCCAGCCAAAAATTTTCAGTTGTTTCATTCATCTGTAGGCGGAATACCGTTTGAGTGTCGGTCTGTTGTTTTGTCAACATCTTGGAAAAGTCGTTTTTCCTGTGCTGTCAGTGTGTCTTTGTGTGTTCTGCGAGGATTACCGCACAATGGACATTGTGGATTACCACAATCCATGACATGATGCTTGGCCAATCGGTGTGGTTCTTTTACTGCTAGATCTTTGTCGGTCATGCCGTGTGCTTTAGCAATCTTAACTTGTCGGGCCACTGCATTTTCATCTTTTAATAGACGTTTACTTTTTTTAAATTTATCTTCTTCTTTACTCAAAGCAATCTCCAATCTTTATTATGATAATGCACAAGTCCCCATTGTGCTACTGTGTTGATCCGCACACCCGGCTTGGTATTTTCCCATACTAGTTCTTCGGTCCAATCATCAGTGTGGGTACTGATTATATGTTGTTTCATGTGTACAATAGTTGGACCAAGGCCTGCGGGCAGTGTGACCAGTTCTGGACCAATGATCTGTGCGGCCATAGCATACACCACATCTGTACTGGGAACTTCTTCTGGAAACTTCAACAAAGTCTTGTAGGAACTCCAGTTTGAAAAAATTTTCTCTACTAGATTAAAAAAATCCTGTGCTGTTTTACTTAAACGCCAATAAGTTATTGCGTTGTATACATCTGGCAAATTGTTTTCGTCAAACAGTCGACGATAATATCTACTGGTACTAGGTTGATCATAAAAGTCTCTACAACCTTGACTGATCACAACATCACGATGCTCAAATAGTGTCCACCAATGATCGATAGAGCTGGCAGCAATCATGTCTGCTTCTAGTTTGATTGTTTGTCTATAAGGACTGGCACGAAACACCTGCCAGTCATTGGCATAGCCGCCAAGGTCGCCATATGGCAACATTTCTTTTGTCAGTATTGTTATGTTGGCATCTGGATGCCATGCTCGTATGCTATCGGCCAACTGCTCGGCGCAAGCAACATAATCTACTGTGTCTGTGTTAACAGCAGGGATTAGATATCCACGTTCAGAGACTATTGGCAACGATTGCTCCTAGTTGCTGTTTGCCCATGGCATGGAAATCTTGTGTTAGTGTAATCCATCGTGCTTTTTTGTCGGGTGTCAAAAAGTCTACTCTGTAAGAATCCGCATCAAGTTGGGTCAATCGATGTTCTGGGGTAAGGCTTGCCAGTGTTCCAGGAATCTCATCAACACACAATGTGTGTCCATTTAAAGTATTTAACGCAATGCTAAGTGCGTGATCATTTCTATAAGTGGCAACGGGATTCTTGTACAAGTTCCTGTAGTGTGTCCAGTTGTCTCGTACCATTTGCATAGTGTCAAATAACAATTCTGTGCTGGCACTACGACGGAACATCATTACAGTGGCCCACCACATGGGCATGCGATGATTGCCAAAGTAGTTTAAATCTTCAAACGTTTGCAATCCCGTTACATCATTGGCCCAGCGATAGCACATGAAATCTTGACGGCTTTTTAATATACTAGACAAGTGATTGCTTGCTACAACATAGTCAGCGTCTAACACAAGTGTTTGATCCCAGGGGCTTAGTGTGTACGCATCCATACGATTGGTGTTATGCCAAGTTACATTGGTATCATAATCTGAAAAATAACGCTGACCACCACTTTGTGCTTGGGCGTTTATAACATAATCAAAGTCGCCTAGCGGGTTTTCATAATCAGTTACAACAGCCACAGGGATTCCAAGATGCCTGTGTATGTTTTTGGCAGACCATGCTGCCATAGAAAGATAATCAGTTTGCTCGTTGTTAAATGCAAATATCAGTGCGCCAGTGGTCATCTTTGTTTGTTAAGTTCTTCGTATTCAATCAACCAGGCATTCATCTGTTCTTGCCAACGTTGTTGACTCAATGTCATTAATTCTTTTGAATCAATTTTAACTGGGTTTTCGTACAAGTCTGGCAGTACAATTTCACCTATACGGCCACTAGTAAATATCATATTATGTAACTCGGGCCCGGCACACCACATACCACCAGCATAAGCAAATAACATTCGGGCTTGATATTTTTCTTTTAGCAGTCGTCGGGCGGCCACGTGATCAAAACGGGCACGACCGTGTGCAATCAATTGTTCAGTATTCATATTGTTTATTATACAGGAAATGTAGATAAAAGTAAAGGGCCCGGAGGCCCTTTTGGTAAACCGCTACAGTTCAATCAAGCAACTGCGGCTGCAATAGTTGGTGTTCCCCAAGCGGCGCTGGTCAAGTAAGTTGAGCTTGGAACGAACAGTGTGACCACTGTGGCAGGTGCTGTGCCAAATGCTGAGAATGGTGATGTAGTTGCAGTTCCACCAGTGATAACGTCACTGGAACCTACACCAGAACCACCTGGATCAACCCAGGTTGTGGTTAATACCAATTGTGTTCCAGAACCTGCTGTTTTGGCATTCAAGGAAATGTACTGTCCTGTGTACGGAGCAGTGTCAGCATATTGGCGATACAATTGTGTATCACTTGTTGATAAGTCATACCATCCAGTTGTGGTAGCCAAAGTGTTAGGTGTACCAGTTCCACCTGATTTAGTTGTGCCGGTGTATGAGGTGCCAACAATTGTTTGTGGGCTTAGTACGCCGCCGGCAGTGATGAATAGATCCCCAACCAGTGTGGTTGCCAAGTCATTCCACTCAGCATCAGCCAAGTTACCTGTTGAAGTCTTGCTTGTTTCCCACTTGATACGGCCGCCAGCGTTGAAGAAATAACGAGCAGCATTGGCACTGGCCCAGGTTATAGTGTGAGTAAAAGTAATTGTCC